GACAGTCTTGCTTGAACCGGTAGACTGAGCTACGGTAATCTGTGGGCTGGCGGTTCCTGACGTGCTGGTCGTTACAGTTGAAGCCGAGGGGAATGCCCTCTTCTTAATTGTACCATCACTAGCAATAATCAAAACATCTGTTTCGGTTCCGGTAGCCAAGCTGGTTGGTCCACTGCCAATCTTTAGTCCAGCAACTTTTACCTCCGTGGTAGAAAGCGAGAGTGCGGAAGAGTTTCCACTCCCATCTTCAATTACCTTTAGGCTGGATGTAAGGTTAGCGGCATCTGTTGTTTTCAGAAGCCCTTGATACGTTGACTTAATCCTATTTCCACTAAGTGTTCCCATGCGATTAACTTTACAGCAAATATACTACTAATGAGTAGACACCATCCGTCGCGCAGAAGGCGTGACTTTAGCAAATTGAATAAACGATATGTAAAGCGTAACGACCTAAAGAAACTATCGTTAGTACTAAGAGATGTAAAACTTAACTTCGATATAGGACTGGCCGAAGTTGAGACACTTTTGTTCTGTTACGACTACGAGTTCTTCACCATCAACCATCTCTCGAAAGCCATGGGCAAGAGCAGGAAGAAGCTGTATGAAAGGACCGTGTTGCCCCTGAAGCAAAAAGGGTACATAGAAGTAATACATCATGGCAAGGAGGTTGATTCTTACGTCAATGCCCTATTCCATGAGAAGTCCGGTAACGAGCATAGACTCGGTTTGTCTCAATCGGGACGCATGCTTGTGCAGCGAATATACAGAAAGCTAGATGGGGGTGAGCCTATTAATCTTGAGTCTTCTTGAGTGATGAGTCTGAATACTCGGACTCGAACTTCTCGTTGTAACCTAGAATCTTAGAGACGTAATCTCTTGTTTCTAAAGGAAGTCTTTTAATCCAGTCTAAGGAGTTGTAGATATCCACACCCTCGTCTCTAGCTTGATTCAATACACGAACTACGGCAGTGGGACCAAAGTTGTAGGCCGCAAGAGACTTGGCAATCTTAACCTCATCTGAACCCTTGTTCCAACTTCTTTCCATCAACGACTCCATGTATGCACGTTGAGCCATACGGGAGTCTTTAGGATTAAAAGCGTCAAAGCCCTCAGGTATCATGCCTTTCTCCTTCATGTAACTTTCAGTGCCGGGCATAATCTGAGCTAGTCCACGAGCTCCCGCAGGTGACTCAGCTAAAGGATTAAACCTAGACTCCTTAAAGATTTGTCTTTCAAGAATGTCATCAAAACTCTTAGCACCAGACGGTGGCCAATCAACTGAACCGTCCTCTCTCATGCTTACTCTGGCTACCCTTTGATTTTTTTTTTCTCGTTTTACAAGCATGGGCACAATATACGGAATCTAATAGCGTTAAGGATGTAGACAAACCTTTAAACCCCTTCCATTATGAAGAACATCATTTTAATTTTTGCCCTTGTCGCAAACGCAGCTTCGGCTCAGTACATGCATTTCAGAATCATACCTGACCATGACCACAACATGTTGTCATCTTCTGACAACGATAGTGTGGAGTGGGTTGTATTCATCGACGACCTATACGAACCGTCCGAAACTCCAGACTTCAAACCGTTGCGCGAAGCGGAGTGTATTTTTGATTCAGGCTCTACTGTCCTGAACTACAAAACGTACACACTCGGTACTCATCACCTGCTGCTACGCAATAAGATTAGTGGACAGAACATCGCATACGCAGTCCTGCACATTGACTACAATGCCCGAGATTTTAGAATGAGCCGGGGAGGAGTGTTTACAATGTGGATTTTCGAGCACGATGACCCATACGCGGTGTATGCACCTACACGGGAGAATGCGTGGGCTACCCCTTACTTTATTCCGGGGTTGCTGAATTAAAACTTTGCTTTAAGGTCCTTTCGGGTAAACAGTTTAGCAAGCTTAGTAGGATACTTTACAGTACCCCTGTCACCGAAATTTTCGGTTCGATTGAACAAGCCTCTGCTGACAGAAGTGACTCCGCGTTCACCCTCTTCTTTTGTAGGGGGAATCTCGGTGCCTCTGTTGGCACGCTTGTAAATCATTCCCCCGCCATCCATCTCATCTCGAATCAAACGACCCATCGAATCGTATCTAGGGCGGTTTTGCTGCCTTGCCTTCTGAGCTTGCTCTGCTCTTTGCAGTTGTTCTTGGGCTTCACGCTCATCCGCGTCTATGAAGTATTGGTCTACATTTCCATAGTACTGACCTTTCTGTGAGGACTGCCCGGGGGCTGTATATCGAGGTCCGGTTTCCTGAGAGCCATTTTCATCCATGAACCTTTCTAGGAAATTGACCGCATCTTTATTAGGGGTGCCGCTCGCGCTTCCGCTCAGGTCAACCCCTTCGGCCTTGGCTAGTTCCAACATCTTAACGGCATCTTCATTCCTAACCGCTCTATTTCCAACAGAAACCATAAACCCTTTACGCTCGACCGGCCCCTTACCTACCTCGCTTCTCTGAGTAACCGAAGGGGGCGTGTGATAAGAAACACGAGGAACCGTTAGCTCCCCTAACATCAAAGCACCATGGAAATCACCAATCTTCTTGTCAGTCATGTATGTAGTAGCCACTGAAAGCTTCTCCGCATCTGACTTACCCTCAAGACCTTGGAAGTTTTCGTTACCAGATTCAATCATTTGATTGATTGCATTGAGAGCTTGGTCTGGGTTTCTCTTCATGTATCCAACAACCTTAGCGGAGTACTTATTGTACTGCTGGTCAAGAGAGCCATCACCAGACAAATAGTCTTTACCGAAGTCAGACTTAACAAGAGTCTGCTTCATATCATCATCTAAGTCATCAAGGTTTCCTGAAGCGGGGAGTTGGAAGTTGTATGCGTCAATCTTACCGGGGGATTGCGCCTCCTGCATACCTTCGTTATTACGAAAGTTGGAAGTAATCGTTTCTTGAGTTACAGGGTTGTAAGGGCTTGCTGGAGTTTTCTTAGGGTCACCTTCACGCTCAATCCCAACGCCGTTCTCAGCGTAAGCCATCTTACCGCCAAAGGCCATTCTCAATCTGTCTACAGAGCTTCCGTAGCCATACTTTTTTCTTCCGTATTCCATACTGCAAATGTAATCTTAAGTTGTTATCTCAAATCTGTGTCGTGTTTCTTAGAGCCACGAATGTAACTGTTGACTCTGCCCATAGCCCACGCAGCCATAGATGCTCCTCGACGAGAGCCAGACGAAAGCCAAGCACCTTGTCCCCTTCTGTAAACTTTCTTTAAGGTTCCGAAAGAAATTCCGGAACTCTTGGCTTTCTTTTGTAGTGTTGCTCTTGTAGAGCTACTCAAAGGTTTGGCTTTTACTTTAGCCCCCTTCTTAGCCTCTACCCTCTTCTTGAATAGGGATAGCTTGATACGCTTGCCAGACCTGTAGTCCTCCGACATCTTCTTCTTGTTGGCGGCATCCTCCTCTACAGTGGCTTTTATTTCTTTACCCTGTCCGGGGTCAGTGTATCTAGTAGGGAGTCCGAGTCTATACGGTTGCTTCCTTTTACTTGCCATGGTCAGCCACTTTAAACGATGCCTTCTCTACAGCACCCGGATGCGGTTTGTACTCACCCTTCATGAGGTAGTATCTACCCTGCTCCTCCATCCAGTGATATCCAGAGGGGGGAGAGACCGAAACCTTCTTAGAGGAAACCTTCAGCTTTGCGCGTTCTGATTTCTTCGCCGTCTTCATGTCTTCATCTTAGGTTTTGGTAAACCCTTGGACTGTCTCTCCTTCTCCTTGGAGATGATGTCTTTCAATGCCTCGTCTCGTCTTCCGGTAAGGAGCCAAGTCATAGCATACCCTTTCATTACCTTATCAGGAATTGACACATCAGGGAAGGCATCACCCATGTGCTTAGCCATGTCCTTTAGATTGGACTCTTTTGTTATCGGCTTTTTAGTTGGGTCGCCGTTTACCTTGACACCCGTTGAGGCTTTCTTTTTGCTCTTGTATAGCATAACGCAAATATAGTCATTTGGTAAGACCCCATTTGTGGTTGCTGTATCCAACATGAACCTTGAAATCAATGGACTTGACACTCAGCCTCAAGTTATCTTTCTGCTTCTTAATTCTAGCGGGGCTCTTGAACGCGAGCTGTATCAGCCTATCCCGGTGAACATCGCTTCCCCAGATTAGATTTTTATTATTACCCGAAAGAACAACGTCTTTAATACGGTAATCTCTTTTCGTTTTGCCGTCGTGAAGAACGACATCGCACAGGTGGATAGGGTCTTTCATACTCCTATAACGGAGCAAGAATCAAATTATTGCATCTGGTTTTTAGCCAACAGCAATTTCACCTCCTGCACTTCTTTAAGAAGTAGCTTCACGTCCTCTTTCATCTCGGAGTTGTCGGTCTCCAAGGCAATCACCCTCCCCTTCAAGGAGCTGTAGTCTGACTGGTGTTTAATCCAAATCCCAATCAGCGAGCCTGCTATAATAAACAGCTCAAACTGTGTCAATGCATCCATGTTACAAAAGTAGTAAAATGAATATTACGTCAACTCAAAACCTCCGCTCTGTAATTCTCCTTACTTGCTCCTCTCTATAGAAGGGGTCTAGCTCTGCACCGAAACAAATCTGACCCCAGTTAGCCAGCACAATTTGAAGGTCGGTAACTGTAAAGAAGCCATCCCCATTTAGGTCTCCCTCAATCCAGTCTATATCTCCCAGATGCGCAAGCATCAGCATCAAGTCGTTCATACCTACAACCAAATCACCACTGATATCTCCTGCGCAATACGGGTCACCTGTCGTGAGTCCCGGCCTAGTGATTTCAATCATGTTGTGCATGCGTTCAATCTGACCAGTGGTAAAGTGTTGCCTGCATGAATCTACGTAGTAGTCCATGTGGTTATCTGGTGTATAGCTGTATAGTGCAGGAGGGCATATTGGATTTTCACAGCTCCAGTTTAGTTTGGTTGGTGGAGTGTCACAAACAAAGTCTCCTGTCTCCTCGCAATCACCGAGGTCTTGGCCGCAGTTATCTACGTTTCGAAAGACATGCTGTAGGCTTAGGAAATGTCCCACCTCATGGATAAGTGTTTTGTTCTCATCTCTATTATTCAGTAGGTGGTCTCCGAGTCTTCCGAATACACTTGTCTTGACCCACACTCCGTCTAGCGTTGTTTGAGGTGTGTAAGCTGTCCACGCAAAACCAAGTATGCCTTGACAAAAAGCTGGGAACACATGTACATTCATTACCGTCTCCCTATCCCATACGATATCCTCTAGGTAATTATTCATAGAAATAAAGGCAAACCCATTGTAAGGAACGCAGTTAGTGTTGAGTAACGCATAGGAATCCTCGTACTCATCAAAGTCATGGTACTCTATGGATAGTAAATCAAACTCGTACATCGCCTCCTCGAACTCCTCATTCAAATGAGCAGCTGCATCGTTAACGACATAGGTAGGTAGATTGCTGTGGGGTATGCTGTCGGTGTGATAGATATGAATGACGTAGTTGACCGTCTTCCATTCTGGTTCATCTGGAAAGAACCCCATTGTTCTTACAGCTAAATCCTCCGGTTCCCCGAATGTGACACACTGAGAATTGACCCTGCTCACAAACAAGAGGGTAAGCATCCATAGGATGAAGATTGCATGGAACTTATAGCGTGACATGTGGTTGAGTTTAGGGTATAGCATTCCCTCGCACACTATTAGTATTCAACAAGAACGATAGCCACGTTTCCAAAAATGCTGGATGCTGTCGTAGCTATACGTGAGTGCTCCACAAGCACTCTACGTGAAGCGTTCGTTGCTAAGCTTATGCGAAGTTACACGAAAAAAATTAGAAAGTCAAGTGCTTTGACAAGATTAAAACAGTTTGAGCCATAAAAGTAGTACTTACAACCCGCATGCTAATCCGTTTTTTAGGTGAAAAAAGCGATGAGAAATGTACCCCCATGGGATTATACATACATACAGACGCTACGCCGTGCAAACCGAAACGCAATCGCTGACCCCACCCCCTGCAAACGTGTCGTGTTGCCGCCAAACATTCTAGCTTTTTGCTTGCGTGCTCTGCTGGTCTGGTCGATGGCCGTGCTCCATCCGTGGTCTGAGACATGAGGTACAGCCAGCCGATTGATGGACTAGAACCAAAGACCCAAGGCACAATCCACACCCCTGCATTCGGTTGCTCCTATACGCTACCCACAAATGGGGCATTAACATCTGTTGGCAATTAGCTCATACTAGAACAAGATTGATATCCGTTATACACTCAACAACGCGATAGCTAAATAGATATAACATAACCCCTAACACACTGATAATGAATAAGTTAAACATCACATACAAGCGAGGCATCAACACGATGGACTTGACAGCAGAGGGATACGGAGTCATTCAGGAGAAGGTCACCGACGTGTTCGTCGATGGTGAATTCAGAATGTTCATCTCCAAGGACGAAGTGACCAAGGAGTACACTGCATGGGAGGACAATGACAGCGAAATGTTCTCCGGAGGATTGACCTTGAGAGAGTGCAAGGAGAACGTCGAGCGAGTGCTGTTGAAGGAAGCCCGTGAGGACAACCAAGACGCATACGAGGACGCGATACTGGAGCGCAGATACATGCGTAACCTCAAGGATGCTTGCACCACTCCAAGTGAGCGGTTCGAGGCTCAGGAAGCCATCGACATTGCTCAATCGAAGCTGGACACGTTGCAGGCTGAGTACGTTGCGATACTGGAACGCTTGAAGCCATTGATGCCAAGCCACGCAAAGAGCATGGCGCAAATTAGATTGGGTTCTGCACAATAAAGCGAGATTGAGAAGCGTTAACACTATAGAAACAGGGGAGGCAAATCGGTCTCCCCACAAATTGAAAGCCATGAGTAAAGCAAAGAAAGACGTCTACCAGCAGGTCACCGACCGCATCATCGAGGGTCTCCAGACCAAGGGTCTCCAATGGTTCAAGCCTTGGAACGCTGGACAAGGCATGGGTGCTATGATGCCCATCAACAACACCACGGGGAAAGCCTATCGTGGTCTCAACCAGCTGTTCCTCTGCATCGAGCAGACGGCCAATGGCTACGAGCACAACGAATGGTTGACCTACAAGCAGGCGGCTAAGGCTGGCGGCAATGTAGTCAAGGGTTCTACAGGCACTGAGATTGTGTTCTGGAACATCAGCTACGTTGACCCAACGGCCAGCCCAGCTAAGTTCTACCGCAAGGTGACTGACGCTCCTGCCAGCATCCGTCCGCTGTTGAAGAAGGTCTTCAGCCCACGTCTCTGGAACGTGTTCAACATCGCCCAGTGCGAAGGTATCGAGCCACGTCGCAAGCCCGTGACTCCGGTTGAGCCAGCGGAGCAGTTCAATCCAATCGGTGAGGCTGATAAGGTGTACGCAGAGCTGTACCCCACCAAGCACAAGCCCACACTGGGTCATGGTGGAGCCAGCGCGTTCTACGCTCCAATGCGCCATCACGTCCAGATGCCCAAGCCTGAGACGTTCGTGACGAACGATGACTACTACAAGACTCTGTTCCACGAGTTGGTGCACAGCACTGGTCACGAGGATATCTTGAACCGCCTGAACAAGGTGGCCGCCTTCGGGTCTGAGGACTACAGCAAGGAGGAGTTGGTGGCTGAGATTGGTGCTCAGTTCCTCGTCGGTCTCACAGGCATCGAGCCAAAGGATGACCACGTAAACAGCCAAGCCTACGTCAACAACTGGGTGAAGCAGTTGAAGGATAAGCCGAAGATGGCTCTGTCAGCCGCGAACAAGGCAATGAAGGCTGTGGACTTCATCATGGGGGGAGAGGTGTGAGCCTCCCCTCCGCCCTTCGGGGCGTTAACATTAATTCACAAGTAACGCACAATAAAACGAATACATCCAGCGTTACTACTATAGAAACGAGAGAACATGAAAAAATACGACTCAACACCGATTGCATACGCAAGCTACCCAAACACCGGAGTAGTCCGAACTGACCGCAAGTTCCGCGCCACAATCCAGTTCCACACTGGGAGCGCATGGAGCAAAGGGACATGGGCTTGCTCGAAGACGTTCAACAACGAGAGCCACATAGACAACTTCATCGCATACATGGAGAGGACTAAGGGTTGGAACGTCGATGAGGTATGGTATGGAAAGAACCTGACTCCCCTTGAGGACTCTTGGGCGTATGCTGGCGATGCTGTAAAAAAGAAGTTTCACAAGCCTAATGGCTGGAAGGCTAGACGCTCTGCCGGATACTAATTAACATCCGTTAACAACCTGAGCACAATAACAAGAAGCCCTTCTGCGTTATTACTATAGAAGCCACCAATAGATAAATTACATGGGACAGAAAGCAATTCAAATAGACACGATGACATGCGGACAGCACTTCCTTCCCGCCATCTTTAACGGGGACACCGAGTCCCTAGGCGCACACGAAGAGTATCTCTTGGAGCGCGAGGTGAGGTGGTATCAGATGCAGGGAGAGGAGGACTACCCCAACTTCGTTAGCATCGAGTTCGAGTGCACATCAAGCGAGCGATACATGTGCGGATGTGACCTAACAGGGCATCTCGGTGAATGTGTAGAGGTGAAGGTCTTTGTGTTCCTAGATGAGAACTACGTGAAAGATTAACATCCGTTAACAGACTGCGCACAATAACAGCAAACCTGCCGCGTTATTACTAAAGAAGACATCATTAAAAACAATTCAATATGAGAGTTACCACGAAAAACAACAAGGCCTTCACGCCTGATTCCAAGTCAGCCATCATCGCACTTGTGAGGTTACGACGTTCGTCATTCCAAAGCATCTACAAGGTTGAGCAAGCAATCAGAGATGAGTACATCAAGCTTACAGCTAACAGCTTCGGTGTCATCCCAGCAGATTACTATCAACTACAAAAGCCCGTCAACGCTAAGGCAATGGCAAAGGCTAGATTGGCTGTAATTGGGGGGACAAGTACTACTATTTGCAGGCGATTCCTTGAGGTCGTACCAAATATGTCTGACTACACGATATCGCTGTGTGAACAGGGTGAGGCTGTATTAGAGGAGGCAAACGGCAACGGGTCAAGCCATTCAGCTTACAGCAATCGAGTAAGTGAGTATGACCTGAATCGAGTCTTAGAATTTGTCTTGGAGAAGAAGCACCTTGATAACCAAGAGCTACTGGACTACAACGAAGACGTTAAGAGGTCTATTAAACGGGGCAAGTATCTCAAGGCGGTGCGCGAAGGTGACCCTCTGCGTGCTGGGCTGGAGGAAGGTCAGGTGTGCTATGAGTTCACTGATGCCGTGTTCGATGACCACATCGACATGTTCACCAATGTGCTGTTCATTGGTCACCAACTGCGTGTTGTGAAGGATACAGATTGCAACATGTACACCATTCAAAAACTGACCACCAACGCCCATGAACCATGGAGAACAGTTGGATTCGAGGACAAGTTGTACGATGTTATCGTTGGGTTATCTGGCACATTGCTAAACAAGGAGCTAAGGGCTGTAGAGTCAGCCGTTCGACAATGCGAGCGAGGTCAACCTATGATTCAAGACCTATTCACACCGGATGAGATTCGACAACTGGCTGATACCCAGTGCGTGCAACTGCCAAAGCAGACTACGTTTTCTGTAGTGAAAGTTGGCACAGAGTCTTTCGGGTGCGTTGAATGCTCTAAGGTCAAGCCAGAGGCGAACGTGATTGCATCTGGACTCAAGTATGAGGATGCTGATAAGTTGCGAGGCTTATCATCCAAAGACGCTGAAGCAAAGCGACGAGTGGAGAAAAAAGCCAATCGCATCAACAACATGAGAGAACAGCTCGTTCAAGAAAGGGCTGAGTTGGTTAAGCTGGAAGAGGAGCAAGAGCAAGCTGAAAGCAACTTGACTAATCACCAGAACCAAATACAGGCGGCATGATATTCGATAACGCACACAACCCATTCATCGAGCTTGACCTATCGAAGGAAGAGCTGGTGGAAGCATACAACTTCTTCCAAGGAGTTGACCTAGAATCCCAGATGCTTGTAGCTGATGCACTTGATGCTAAGTACAGCTTGATGGAGTTAATTAACATCCGTTAACAAACGACGGACAATATCTCAGAACACGGTGCGTTCTAACTATAGAAACACCACAAAAACAATTCACCATGATTAAAATCATTTTAACAACAGAAGACGGATGGGACTGCGCTCCCGCCATCATGGAGGTATCCGAGCTACTACCACATGCTCGTGAGATGCACTACGAGATTCAGTGTTGCAAGAGAAGCATGAGCGCGAAGGATATGCTTAGTGACCTGAACGATTTCGTTACCGACCTCAAGCAAAGGATAGACGATGCCGCTGAAGAATTAGAAGGAGTTGAATTTCAAACCGTTGAAGATGAAGAGTAAAGCCGCAATCCCAGAGAAAGGTCAGTTGACCGACATGATTATAAACTTCGAGGAGCAACAGTGTACCATCGAAGAGATACTGGAGTTGTTCTCCGTGCTCATCCAGACTGGCATGGCATGGTCTCTTCAGGGTAGCTACGGGCGGTTGGCTCGTCACCTCATCGACCAAGGAAGTTTATCCGATGATGGCACAATAACTCACGAGTTCCTGCCGTTCTAATTATAGAAACCAAAAAACAATTCAATATGAGTATGTTCGATAAAACCCCACGTCACTTCAGCGTGACACAAAACAAGGCCACCGAAGCCGGAGTCATGAAGATTCAAATCGGAAAGCTTGAGCTGTCAATCACAACGCTCAACGGAATCAATGAAGCTGTGGTGTTCTCAGAGAGCGGAGACCAAGTTTCTGAGACTAAGTTCACAGATTTCAACGAGGTCATCTCGTTATTCTGGAAGCTGGAATCACTCGACATTTAAGTTAAACCCCCAAAAAACAATTCACCATGGGATTAGATATGTACCTGACTCGTAACCACTATGTGCGGAACTGGAGTCACCGACCAGACAGAGACTACAAGGTCTCTGCGAAGATGAACAACAAGCGTGTACCCTTCCTCGGAAGCGTAGGCGAAGTGACCAGCATCCGTGAGGAGGTGCTGTGCTGGAGAAAAGCCAACGCCATCCACAAGTGGTTCGTTGACAACGTGCAGGACGGAGATGATGACTGCGGGAAATACTACGTAGGTATCGAGCAACTACAAGAGTTGCGACACGCCTGCCTTGCCGTCATCGCATCGCCAGAGCGAGCCGAAGAACTACTACCTACGCAAAGTGGGTTCTTCTACGGGAGCACAGAGTTTGATGAGTACTACTTGGAGGACTTGCGTATGACCGCAAAGACTATCGAGAAGCTCGTGAAACAGCAAATCCAAGCCAAGGACATGAAGCACTCGATGGACTTCGAGTACAGCTCATCTTGGTAATTAACATCCGTTAACAAGCGGAGCACAATAACCCAGAAAGTCTGGCGTTATAGATAGAGAAACCAAAAAACATTTCATTATGAGTGAAGTAAATAGTAATATCGAGTGGACGGATGAGGCAATGATGGCCTTCTGTCAAGTGTATGCAGGCAACATCAATTCGCCACGACTGCCAATGCAAATCAGCTACAAGAAGTATCACAAGCTGAAGATTAATGAGAAGCTGGAAGCATTCAAGCGAGACTGGTCAGAGTACCAGCGTAAGCTTAAGTTTCCCTTCAGTGAGGGAGATGAGCATTGGGTGCTGGGTGGTGATGGCATCCTCCGCTACAGCGTATGGGACGACGTGTCCGAGGAAGACCACATGGCCAACCCCGACCTCAGGTACTTCACCTTTGAGCAGGGCATAGACATGGCTCGTCGCAACGGAATCCTGAACGACTACAACAGCCTGATTGGTCTTCTAAAAGCCCCAACGCCATGAGTTACGAGTCATTCCGCAACAGAGAGACGTGGTTGGTCAACGTCTGGGGTTTTGTTGATGGTCTCGCAGAGACCTACATCGACACCGAGAATCCGAACGACCTAACGGGAGTAACCCCTCAGTGGTGTAGAGATTGCTTCGACATGATAGTCGAGGATACCTACAACAAATTACCTAACGGAATCCTCAAGGACTTCGTTGATGGATGCCTTCAGGCAATCGACTGGCACGAGCTGTCAATGACGGTGAAGGACACAATAAAAGAGCAACGAGAGACGTTGTAGCTGTATAAAACATAACCCCTTTTACAATGAGTAATACAACAGAAGATATGAGCCGTGAGGATACGATGGCAATGCACTTCGAGCTTCACGACAGCAAGACAGTGTGCCGTCTGTTCCTTGATGTTTGTCGCAGGTACGACCTAGGTAACATAGACCAGAGCCAAATGGTGCAGGCATGCATGCTGGTCGCAGACGAAGCAGAAAAACTTGGGTTGCGAGACCCCCTAAAAGAATGGGAGTTATGAATGAAGCAATTAACATGTGGAAAAAAATGTGCAGTAATCTGTTGAAAATGTCACGGAAAACATCGAACTTTGCAAAAGCGGTTCACGTCGAGAGGCAAGCTTACAGCAACCTGATACGACAACAGGGTGTACTGCTTGATGAATACGAAGATTTAGTTAAAGCCTATGAAGAGAACAATCAAGATGCTGATAGCGTCACCCCTACTCCTCCTGTCAATCCTACTACACCCAGTAGTGATACTACAAGGATGGATAATGAAAGAAGTTGAATCCTTTATTAAATAGAATATGTCACAACACAAATTCAAGACCACGAACATCCGTGGCAAGCAATACGTCGAAGTAAACGAGCGTATTAAATTCTTCCGACAGGAAGACCAGTACAAGAACTGGACAATCTCCACAGAAATCAACATGATGGATACCGGAGACGAGTGTATCTGTAAATGCCTGATTGCCGACCCCGAACAACGAGTCATAGCCACAGGTCATGCACATGAAGTGAAGTCATCGAGTAACATCAACAAGACATCCTTCGTGGAGAACTGCGAGACATCGGCTGTAGGTAGAGCACTTGCGATGATGGGGATTGGGATAGATGCCAGCATTGCCTCAGCTAACGAGGTCAAGGAAGCTATCGCTAAACAAGACGAGCCAGAGGATATTGAGCGTGACTACCAAAAGGCAGTGACCTACCTCAAGAATGCTAAAGACCGTAAGGATGCTTGGACTAAGATTGAAAAGCAATCTAAGACTAAGTTCAGCAAGGCTCAGTACAGCAAACTAGTGGAATACTCCGAAGCCTGATGTTGTCAGTTCAATTAGCAGAAGCCGTAGGTAAGGGTCACTTATCATACAGCTCAGTAAAGTACGCACTACAAGACATGCGCTTGTGGGAGATGTACATGAGGGGACAACTCTTCAAAGAGAGTGAAGCCCTGACGTTCGGAAGTATGTACGATTGCCTTCTGTTTACACCGGAGGATTTCGATAAGCAATTCTTAGTGCTCAATGACAGCGCAAAGTGTGAGGAGATTGGTGGTCGTGCACCACGTATGACTAACAAGTACAAGGCTTGGGTTAAGGACTTCCAAGAGGAGGCCGAAGAAAAGAAAGTCAAGCTCATTGGTCAGGACGATTTCAAGAAAGCTCAAGAAATGATTGAGCGATTGAAGGTGACTGGTGTAATGGAGGAGTACCTCATCGGTGATTACCAACACGAGTTCAATAAGGAAATCTCAGGCGTTCCAGTACGTGGATTCTTGGATTGCCTGAACAAGGACTACATCAGTGACCATAAGACCACCCGTAGCCTATCGGCATTCCGTTACGCGGTAAGAGACTACGGTTACGACATCCAAGCTTACATCTACTGTAGCGTGCTGGGTTTGGATAAGTTCTACTGGGTAGCACAAGAGAAGGCGTATCCCTACGTCATCGGTGTTTACCAAGCCAGTGATGAAACCATTGAGAATGGTAAGGTGAAGTTTGATAAGGCAGTAGAAAGAATTACTCGGTACTTGGACAATAACCTTGAGACAGAGACGTTCTACATCAAAGGACTAATCTGATGAATGCACAAGAGCTAATCACACGAGCAAACCTGCACTTCGGTATCGACGTTACCAAGTGTAAGGACTTTGGCAAGGACGGTTTCACTGACCGATGCTTTACAGCATACTATGCCATCACTGAATTGAAGATGCCCTACAAGGAGCTGGCTGATGCCATGGACGAACAGGACAGAACTAAGCTACGCCTCATGTGGCTGTACGCTGAAGGACTTATGGGAGTTGTACAATCCCGCAACCGGTACAAGCAGTTTACATTAACCTTTTAATTTTTTAGACATGGCTGATAACAGCAACGTGTATGTGGGATACACTGAATCCCCACGAGTAAACCAGCGAGTATCATTCACGCTGGAGGAGTTAGACAACCTCAAGCAGTACGCAACTGCAAAGGGTAGAGTTTACATTGATGTTGTCTCTGTCCCAGACCGAGAAGACAATCGAAAGATGAAAGCTTTCTGCTCTGTGTACGACCCGAATAGTCAGGGTGAACAGCAGCGCAAGGTAGACAAGCAAAGCACTTCTGAAGTGCCGTTCTAAATAGTGGTTAGGATATAGATAGACCGCAAGGGGGGAGTCAGTTTCGTGAATTGTTCTGGCTCCCCTCGCTATGCTCTCGTAGCTCAACTGGATAGAGCATCACCCTTCTAAGGTGAATGTTGCAGGTTCGAGTCCTGCCGGGAGTACAAAATTTTATTTCAATGGACATCTTCAGACAAACATACCAAACCTACATCGAGGCTATCGGTGCAGAACCAAACAACTCAAGGACACGGCAGCAAGTAGAGATAAGGGCAGCGTTTGCCAATGCTACATCAGCCTTCTTTCACCACAGCGTGTGTTCAAACCTGTTCAATAAAGACAGGACAACCATCTACCATTACAAGCAGAGTCATGAGATGTATTTTGTCTCAAGCCCTGAATACAGAACGTACTTCGAAACAGCCTCTCGAATCGTACTAGAAAAGCTGGACTCCTTCAAGAAGGAGGACTTAAATTTAGAGGCTCAAAACTTTCTTTCTCCTCATGAGCAAATTGATACAATCAAAGGCATCATCGAAACCCTCGAAACCTTCAAAGACCGAATCCAAATCAGACTCAGACGCTATAAACCCGGAACACTACAAGAAGGGGGGCAAGCAAGTGTGGCAGATGATGATAGATATCTGGGGCAAAGACTCATACATCGCGTTCTGCGAGATGAACGTCTTCAAGTACCGCATGCGGGCAGGGAACAAGCCGGGGAACAGCTTGGAGCAGGACATGAAGAAAGCAAAGTGGTACGAGAACCAGATACAACAGTTGCGCGATGAACAATCAAAAGGTAACCATCTATCCAACAATCTATCGCACACAGGAGGCAGTAATTACATCGCTGGATACAGTTCTAACGAGGATTAAAGAAGGTAAGAGTCAACCAAAGGTTGAACTAATAAGGGAGGGTGACAAAGCTATTAAGCAAGAACTACCTGCGGTATGTTTTAGTGGAGTCTTTGAGAAGAACAAGCGAAGCGATGACAGCTTAAAGTTTCACAGCGGCTTGGTAATTCTAGACTTTGACCATGTTGACGTAGCAAGAACTAAGTCTGCCTTAGCTGGAGACAAGTACATCATGTCGTGCTGGGCATCACCCAGCGGTGAGGGTGTTAAAGGTTTAGTCGAGATAACAAACACGGAGAGACATCGTGACCACTACCGCTCACTGATTAAATACTTCGACGAGCAGTATGGTCTTGAGTTAGACAGCACCGGAGAGAATGAAAGCCGAGCGTGCTTTGAGTCATACGACCCAGACATCGTTGTCAAGGCTGAGTACGAGAGGTATGGCGGCATGATGTCAGAGCATTCTCAAAATCAAGTCGTTAAAGACTTGTCTGGGAGGACTGACTTCAATAAGATAAACATAGCAGCAGCTATGATACGCAAGGCGGAGGAAGGAGAGAAGCATAACGTCCTTGTCAAGGCTTCCAGTTTAATGGGTGGGTACATTGCCAGTGGCATTGTTGAAGAAGATGTTGCTCGCTGGATACTCGAAAGAGAGATTCAGAAGCGGGACATTGACAATTTGGAGGGGGCTTTACTGACTATTAATGACGGGATAGCAAACGGAAAGAAGCTACCTATCAGTGAGGTCATCAGTAGCGAAGAGAAGATTAAGAGAGACATGAAACTGAATGATGGGGACATGTCCTTTATCAGCAGTGACGATGTTGATTACGATTGGATTGAGCAGTATGTGGATGGCAAGATACCCCTAGGTCTTAGCACAGGAAACCAATTCATGGATGAGAACTTCGTATTCAAAAAGGAGTTCGTTATGATTAATGGTCACAGTAATATCGGTAAGACAACCTTTGCGCTGTGGATGATGGTGGCAAGTTCAATGCATCACAACTGGAGGTGGGTAATCTACAGCTCAGAGAACCGCTCTGCTGCCGTGAAGATGAAGCTGGTTCAGTTTGCGCTGAATAAGAAGATTGGTAGCACCACACACATCGAACGTAAAAAAGCTAGGGACTGGGTTGAGAAGCACTTCGTTGTAATCGACAACAGCAAGACCTACAGTTACATGGACATCATCCTGTTCTGTGAGAAGGTGCACAGGCAGAACCCGATTGACGGCTTGTTTGTTGACCCATACAACAGCCTTAAGATTGAGATGAGTGCTAACCGTGGAGTCGGCCCTCATGAGTATCACTATGAAGCAGCTTCAGAGTTTCTGACCTTCAGCAATAACATGGATGTAGCTGTATGGGTTAACGCTCACAGTATTACTGAGAGCCAGCGCAGGAAAGGCGATGACGGTTTGCAAGTCGCTCCTTACGCAGAGGATACTGAGCATGGTGGAAAGTGGGTGAATCGTAGTGACTGCTTCATCACGTTACACAGAAAGATTCAGCACCCCGATGTTCTCCAGCGCAGGTGTATTGAGATGCATGTTCGAAAGGTTCGAGAGGTGGACACTGGTGGTAAGCCCACTCCCTACGCTCAGCCAATGATTTTTGAATTGAACTCAACACAGAGTGGATTTTCTATGCACGCTCCCAACCAAAAGCTATTCACATCTCTTGGTGAACAACTTGTTGGCAAACAAGAGCACTTCTAACCGTACCTTTTAGGGTATGGCTAAACGCCGGAAGAACTTAACAAGACCAACGAAGGGAAGGAAGCGCAAAGACCTCAGTAGGGGTTCAGTAAAGCTGAAGTCAACTCTTGAGACCTACTGTTACGACAGGTTGAAGGAATCAAAGATTGATTTTGGATATGAGAGCGAGACATTTCAGTTGATGGACTCGTTTAGGTATCCCGGAGTTTACCATAAGTCTACGAGGGGTAAGGATGTTATGACGGATGCGACAAACAAGGTGGTGCTTTCGATTAAGTACACTCCAGACTTTGTTAGCCACGAGAATCGTTTCATTATTGAGACGAAGGGGTGGGTTCCATCACAGCACACTTTTCCTTTAAGGTGGAAGCTGTTTTTAAAGTACATGTCAGACAATGACATGGATGACTACATGCTTTTCATCCCTAAAAACAAAAAGCAAATAGATGCCGCGATAACAATCATACTGAACCACATCAATGGAGAAGCAAAAACTTAGTCAGCTCTACAGCTACTGTACTCAGGAGATACAGAGGTTGACTACGGAGCTGTACGAGCAGCTTCACGACAACAAGGGTGCACCAGTCACGAACTGGGAGCAAACGCTTGACGACGTAAGAAAGTACAAGAAACTAGTAATCTTGGAGCTTGAAGCAATGAAGCACGCTCTTAGGGAATACATAGAAGAATCAGATGGCGAGCAGCTTCCGTAAAGACCTTGAGTTCGGCAATAGGATAGAGCTTGCTTGGATGAACTTCATGGGGGACAAAACCCTAAAGACATACGAGCAGTCAAAGGGTAAGGAACCCGGATGGGATATCGTTGAGTTAAACGACAAGGTTTACTTCGAGGTCAAGTGGGATACCAAATCATCGGCAGCTTGGTCTTCATACGGAACCCGTAGAGACCCCACTGGTAACTTGTTTATCGAGTACGTAAACCCAAGTGCGGATAAAGACAGTGGGATTCGAGCGTCAATTTCAAAGTACTGGGTCTATGTGGTTAAGTACGCACCCAATTCTTTAGTTGATGAGAATAGTTTCGGTGACTACAAGGCTCATGCACATCTATTCAATCGCGAAGCCCTACTAAAATTCTGTGAGTCAAGCAACTTAAATACACGCGACACAAAGAGAGATGTAGGTAAAGGCATGCCGGTAAATGCTCGTGGTTGGATTCTCCCTTGGGACATTGTTAATGAATCGAAAAAAGACAGCGGATGGTTGGCTGTTTATGACATCTCTGACTATCTTTCTCTTCCGATTTTAACACAATGAAAAAGATTATTAACAAAGAGTTTGGCGTTCTTCATGAGGCCATCGAAAGCATTCTTCATGTTGAGCTGATTACAACATGCCGAAACAGAGAGAATGTAAATGCCCGTATGATTTTCTCCAAGATTTTACTGGACAAGGGCTACACTACGGTGGCTATTGCTAAGTACTTAAGTAAGACCCACTGCACTATCGTTCATTACAAGAAACGATTCGACGGATACATTCTGAATGATAAAAGACTGAAGGGTTCTTACGAAAGCGCAAAGGCAGTGTACTTCGGTAGCTTTGACCCAGTGTTTGACATGAGTAACAAAGAACTCAAGGACGAGGTGTTCAACCTCAGAAAAACAATCAAGTCACTAGAGAATGATGTCACCGAAGCGAAGGAATACCTGCGCGAAGTGAAAGAGAAGTACGTGTGGAAGGGTGGGTTTGATGGGATACAGGAATTGCTGCATCAAAAGTGTCCGATTGGAGAAGAGACGAGTGTACAACGCGCCCTTAATAATTACTTAAATGGATTACACTACTGAAGACCTTGATAAAGTTCTAGGTTTCAAGACTTGGACAGACAAACAAAAGATGGACGAACTCCTTAGGATGGACTGTGCTTTGCACTGCGCCCTAGGAACGGATTCAACAAAGGGTGAGCGGGAGGCCGTTAAAAGAGAGTCTCGAAAGATTTACAAAGCAATCAAGACGTTTGATGAGCAGAACGGGGAGATGTTCTTACGAGTAATGGATTTGAAATGAAGACACGACCCACTAAAGAGTTTATCGCTGGTCTCAACAAGTTCAAAAGGGACTATCTTATTGAGGTGTTGGCAGAGAACGATGCGCTACTAGCTGATGGCTTCGAGGAAGCTTTGGTTGGTCACACGCAAGGGGGAAACATCGTAGCTGTGTACGATTACGACACCTGTGTTTCAATCCTAATCCATAGAGACGGTATGACGATTGAAGACGCTGTTGAGTTCATGGAGTTCAACGTCGTTGGTTCATACGTCGGAGAAAAGACTCCCGTGTTTATCTCGTATGGTTGAGCTCTCGGTAACAACGGGAATGATTCTTCGTGCAGAGCAGCGTGCAGAAGAAATGGGTGCACTGAACAATAGTATTACCGAGGGAGAGGCAAACCTAGAAGCTTTCATTGCAGAGCAGGCGGTGTCAGAGCATCTTAAGCAGAGGATTGAAGACACCTACGATTACGATTTGTTTTGGGCACCACATGGCCACGTCCTTACAGCTGACATCAAGACCAAGCGAAGAACTAAGCTGCCGTCTCCCTACTTCGATTGCCACATTGCAGACACTAGCCTGCATCAAGAATGCGATACATACATCTTCGCATCCATAGTCAAGACGGATAAGAAATTCAGAGTTTGGGCATTGGGTTGGATAACCAAGAAGGATTTCCTCGGCAAAGCCAAACGTGTACGCAAGGGAGACAGAGACGGAGACTTTGTTGAGCACGTTGACGCTTACAAATGCAAGGTGTCAGAGCTCTGGCGAATGCCATAAAGATGTATATTGCATTGCGTTACGCCGGATAGTGCATAGCGAATTTTGGTTACCTTTCAGACCCCTGCTCTTCGGAGCGGGGGTTTTTGTTAGCCACTACAGGACTCGCAGTCCTCAGGGCTTTCGATGTTGCAAGTGATTTCCCCCGATTCAATCTTGTCTTCTGACTCTTTAAGTTTCTTTGGGTCAAGGAAGCTGATATCAAATTCTTCTTCTCTCATTTTGCTCTAGATTTTTCAATGGTTCGTCCTGCAAAGTAAGCACCAAATGATGTAAGCATAAGTATCTCAAGGAGAGACACGTAGCTGTCTTTCACGTTGAAAGGAAGGTTGTCCATAGAGTCTAACACCATGGTCATTACAAACATTACCATCAAAGCAATAAGCGTTACTGGCCTAATGTACTTAGCTAGCTTCACGTCGCTACCCATGTCAGCCTTCCAACGCTCAGTCACGTTGTTCTGGTAGGCAATCTCTGCGTCAACCTTTGCCCTGACTTCTTCTGGGTCTATGTCAGGGTATTCCCTGTCAATCAAGTTCTTCACCATGCCGAGTGCCCCGCTATCTGGAAGCAAGTCTCCTACGGTGTCGAGTACATTGGGTGCAGCCTTGGCAAGCCACTTACCTAGTCCGGTGTCTTTGATTTTCTTTTTATCAGCCATCATAATCAGTGTATGTGATTGTACATTCCTCACACTCCAGTGCCGCTGCAATGGGAGGGTAAACTCTTTTGTATGCTGCGGTCGAGCCACCGACAAATCCAGTGGACGCGATGTTCTCCGTCTGGGTATTGCCAAGCAAGAGGCACCCACTAGTATCGTCCTCATCGTTGCCGCAATGAATAAGGATGTGCTTGAAGTTAGGTACATCTAATACCTCAAGCATTCCCTTGTGCATTTCACCAAACCTTTTAGTGTATCTGTCGTGGTATCCACCCCAAGTCTTCAGCCTTAGCTTGTATGTTCCCGCAGGGATTCGGGTCTCATGCATGACCTTCTCTTTTCTATCCTCGTCCTCAAGGGTGAAGCAAAGAAACTCACGGAACTCTGTCCCGTTGCTCACATCAAACAACAGCCCCAGCGTGTCCCGCTCTTGGCTGCTAAACCTCATTACTTCTAGTTTCATTCTTCTACGGATTCTATGTACTGCTCCTCAACATAGAACGAAGGTCTGACGATGGCCAGATAAGAGTCAATGAATGTCTTGAACTTTTCAAACTCTTGCGGCTCCATGTCTTGACTCTTCCCTCTGAGGTAGGCGTAGTAATCTCTAGCGTTCTTAAGTTGCTTAGGTAGCTTTCGAGCCTCTCTGATGTATGACTTGTAGTCCTCTGGGTATTCATCCTTCATCACCTGCTCCGCCACCAATGGCTTGACAGAAGAGCGGAAGCTGTCAGCGGCACGCTTCTTATCAAACACAGATTCTTTGTCTTCGATGACTTTCATGATTCTCTCCTCACCTATGACCTCTCCCTCAAGGTTGTTGCCATACTTTTCTGCAATTACCTCATACGCAGCGAGTGCCTCCTCGTTGGACAACCTCCTGTCTTTTGGTAGGTCATCCATTTCACGGACAAGAACATCAATCTCTTTACTAGACAGCCCAAACATCTGACCAGCAAACAAAAATGTCTTCATGTAGTAGTGTAACTCCATTGCCTCTTTGTCTTCTGGTCTAACGAAGTACTCCGTCCCGTTGCTCGACACCACGCGGTTCGGTGGTAGCGCAAGGTTTTCCGCAACCGTTCTAGCATCGTCAAGGAAGTCTCCATACGGGCCAAGGAATCTAGTGAACCCTTGAGTTACATCCTTCGGGGCAGACTTGTAGTACATCGGAGCACCCTTGCTTAGCCTTGTCCATCTTTCGTATCCATCATCATCACCTAAATCAAAATCACCTTCCATCATTACATCGTAGGGATAGAAGAGGAACATGTTTAAAGCACCCTTGACTTGATTGTCAAAGATTCCCATTGGCGGGAGCGGATTCGCATCGACAACCACCTGAGATAAAATGTCTCTCCATCTCGAATCTTTTGGCATCTCCTCTTCGTCGTCGTCGATAAACATACTGGAGATTGCAGGAATCAAAACCTTTCCGATGTAAGCAAAAAGAGTAAGCTCAGCAGCGTGCCCAAGCATAGCAATACCACCCTCTTTTTTAGCTTGCGCATCACCCTTGTAGATTCTCATTGCATCCGACGAGATGCTTCGCTTCTTGTTTACGGCGAATCTTGAGAACGGAAGAAGAATGTTTTGTGCGAGGTAGGCAATGATAGATTTCACACCTTTCTCCTGCATGTATAAATCAGCCGCCTCTCTTGGAGTAGATGCCGCTTGGTCTTTGTTCACCATTGCGTCAGCATAACTCAATGCTGTAGAGTTGGGGGTAACAGCTTCCGCGTCCCAGTCAATCTGGTCAAAGCTTTCAACGACACCTTCGGTAATTAAGGCATCACCATAGAACGTAAACCACGATGCTACAGCCGCAACCTTGTCAGTGCCCTTAAGGTTCTTCAAGCTTATATCACTCATAGTCCTGACAATCTTTTGAAGGTTGCCTTCATCAAGGCTCATCCTCCCTGTGTATGGGTCGATGTTACCTGCCTCGTAGTCCCTCTGGAATACAGGAGAGTTTTGAAGTAGTTTGTACCTACCGTCATCAAGAGCAAGCTTAGCGTCTTTGCCCGCTAGAGTCTTCAAGGAGAAGTAAACCATCTCCGATAAGGTTGTAAGCAGATATGGGATAGATTGAATTGGGTTCTTAGTCTGAAACATGACCGACGTAAGGACTGTACTCTGCTTCAGAGTTTGAATACCGAAGCTACCGAATGCCCTTACGATGACCGCATTACGAAGCAGGTTGATGGGATTGATGAATCTAAAACCAATAGCCTTGAATGTAGGCTGGAATACTGGAGGAACCTTACCAGTGTCTTGCTGCACATACAGCATGATTTTTCTCTCAAGCTCCATGCGAACTTTAGCATTCGGGATGAAGGCTTTCATTGCGTCGCTGTTCAGGACATAGCTTGAACGGACAACTGAACCAACGGTGTTGGATAATATGATGTTGTCTCTCAGCGTCCTCTCGTTAACAGATAGAAAATCAAGACCGATTCTATTCTTACCCTTGAGTGAACGAGGATTTCTCTCGAAGCTACTTCCAGCCACCTTCTTGGTTTGAGACAGTGAACTACTTGCTAATGCATCGTTCAATGAAATCCGTAGACTAAGCATGTCATCTACATCTCTTGAGCCTGTCTCTGGAATAACCTCAAATGCCGTATAGTTATCCTCAACAACCAACTCCTTGCCAAGATATCTCTCGACGTAGTTTCTAAACGCTGGCATGAGGCTGGAGTGAATGTCCGACGTAAACTGAACCATCTCCACTACGTCCTTACGTTCCGACTCAACCCGAGCAATCATTTCTGAAAGAGTTTCAGCCTGACCAAACATGTAATTGAATGCATCTTCAAACTCATCAATCTCTTCATTAGAGAAAGACTGCTGCTCGGAGTAGTAATCAATCGTTCTGCGCATAGAGTTTCGAAGCTCCAAGTACCAAGCCGCCTCAGCTTGGCCACGCTCACCCTCAAACTCAGGCATCTGCTTAGCCATAGAGTACAGCTGCATAATAGCTCTGTCCATTCTGGTTGTTACGCTTCCCCCATCTTCGGTAATTCTGTTAATCTCATTCTCCAACAACTCAACCACCTGACTGTGAATGAAATCCGCATTAGCAAAGTCATTGGTTAGCTGTGCCAAACCGATAGCAACCCTAAGCTTTGCGAAGGTTATCCTGTCTGTTGGAATCACATTAGACAGATAGGAGTTTACAGTATCTAGCATGCCAAAGAACGCACCCTTTCTCGCTTTCAATCCCTTACGCCTTACAAGCTGTTCGAGCTTGCTAGGCATGTCGATATTCCCCTGAACCAAAGCGTGCATGTATCCGATGCCATATACCGAATCATTAATGAGGTAATCGTCAAGCCTGTAATCAAGGTTGATGATGTGATGTCTCTTTAGTTTATTGAGCCTTGCTCTGAGCTTATCAAAGTCCAAGTCTGCCACGCTGTAGATACCAAGGATGTCCGCAATTTGCGTATCCTCTAGGAGTTTCTCAATGTTGGCTACAATCCTTGGTAGTAACACGTCATTAATAATGGCATCCTTCTGTAGCTCCTCTTTCGTTACAGCCTGTTCAGCCAGAATCTGAGTAATCAAATCAACATGAGCCGGGTTGCTCGCATTAAGGACAACAGTATCACCCGTATCTGGGTGTTGGATTGTTGGGTTGTCATCAATGAACTTAAGTATAGCTCTGCGGCTAGAAGACAATCTACTCCTCTCGTAATTCTGAACCAGCTTCTTATACTCCTCCTCTACGGTGGTGTTGTTCTTTGCTGCACGCAGCTGAGCGCGAGCCATGAAAACAGCCTGTCTACCCAGCTCCTCCATCGCTTGATAGTTGCTAAGCTTATTGTACAAAATACCAGCCTCGGTCTTAGGGAAAGCAACACCAACATAGGCCTCAATCTCTGGCTCAAAGACAGCCTTGGCCTTGGACATTGAGCTGATGGTTGACATCAGTGTACTGACGAATCCTTCCAGCTCGTTCTGAGGAAGAAGTGCAGGGTTGATTGAGGCTAAACCGTTTGCAATCTTCGCGTAGGTAGTTACGTTTTTTGCTGCACCGCTTCTACCCTTTGGCCTAGCCATTCTTTTGATTCGCTTCTGCAACTTCTGAGCATGCTTGATGCCGTCTAGGTATCGCTGCATCTCAGCCTTAGAGTCTCTCTTATCAAAGATGACAGAGATTTTGTCGATGAAGGTTTGCATAGCCTCCATACCCTGCTCCTCAATCTTCTTTCCGCTGGTTTTGTGCGCCTGTCGGATGGCCTTAACCATTGCTGTAATTTGGGAGCGGGTGAAGGGAGTCTTTGAATCCTCTTTCATGCGCCCATCAATCAGTTCAATCGCCTTAGTCAAGAACTCATTAAAGGTCTTGGACTTATCCTTCAGTTGAGTGAGAGCTTTCTGTAAGTTCTTTGCCTTGGTTCCCATCTTTCGGGTCTCGGCTGCATTAGCGATAGCTACACGCATACCCTCTTTCTTCCCTTGAGAACGCCCCTGCTTATAGGCTACAGCTTTCTTGAACAGCATATCAGCCCCCTCCTTAGAAAGACCCATGTCCATCAAGGTCTTAATAACCTCAGGCTTGGCGTAAGCAAAAGCATCTAGCTGTTGAGATTCATCCAACCCTGTAACAGGATTCTTTCTGCGCTTATCTCTGGTGATGATAGGTGACGGGTATGCCTTATCAATCATTTGAGAAACCTTCTTCAGGAAGCTACCTTGAGCTTTAGATTCTGAGTCAACGATAGCTTGAGCCTTGGGTCTAGTCTTACCAAAGCCATAAGCCGCCTGAAGCAATCCCATACTTCCCTTCCACCTGCCGTCAATAGCCTTGCGTTCGTTTGCATCACTCCTTCGAACACCATCCTTCGTGGCATACTCACCGTCAGCAAGCTTGGCCTCCATGAAGTCCGACCTACTGAGGCCTGTTTCGTTGTCAAGCATCACATCGTTGACATGAGGTTTGTCTGCGAACAAGTGAATCTTTGGTGTCTTTTTATTTCCGCCAGCATTTCTCATGACCACGGCAGCAGGGAATGCCTCGTTGCCCGGCATCATGTCAACCTCAAGGTCTGAGTCAACCTCGATGGCGGCGTACACCACATCTTTAGGAACACCTTGAAGGTGACCCTCAATCATAGAGAGAACAAGTGTCCTCTTGAGCGTGCTTCCAACTTGGGATTTTGTAAGCTTGCTTACACCCGTAATTTCTTTTACTTTATCGAGAGACTTAGGGTTTTCTCTAATCACAGACATGCGCCCGAGGTTAGCGAACAGCTTATCCATGTAAGCCCTCCTTAATTCAAAGGATGTGTTGTCAGTTCTGCGAAGACTTGCCTCCACAGCCGAACGAATGTCTGCTCTCTTTCCCTTGAACTTAACCTTCTCACCGTATCTACCTTCTTTCTTTGCTGGTAGTGCATCAATGATATCATTCAAAGAGTCTACGATAAGTTTGTCGATTTGATTTTGCGTAAGGATACCTTCCCCTACTAACCTATCCATGAGGTTAAGACCTGCCTCCATTGTGGTGATGTTACTCTTCACCTTGTCGTCAGTTCCACTGACAAGCAAAACATGAACCTTACCGTCAGGAGACTTAGCCCTCATCTTGTTGACGGTATTCTTGAATGCGCTAGCGTCTCCCTTTTGTCCAAACGCCCATGTGTTCTTTGTTCGAACTGGATAAAACAATCCGCCTCCGCCTTCAGCTAAGACTTCTTCGTCAAGAAAAACAGTACCAACAAGCATGTGGTCTGGAGATGATACTATCACCTGACTCTCATTCAGCACCTCATCAAACACGGCATTGTGAAGTACGACACTAGCACTCTCTTCAAACTCACCATCTTCTACCGCGTATCTGTTTGAGATGCGACCAAATTTCTGAGCCTTGTTGCTGAAAGACACCTTGGTGTCCATGCCGTCTTGACCCGGAAGGATGTGCTGAAACTTAATCGGCGCGCCGTCCTTAGTGACCATGCTAAATCGTTCGTCAGTTACAGGAACTTTTTCTACGTCTTTAGCAAGGACGAGAGCACCAATCTGAATAACCTCAGATGCGCTTACAATAGGGTTGCCGTCCCTTTTGTCATAGAACCAGCTGTGACGGAAAGGGTTCATGCCCACCTGCACCCATCCCTCGTGCTTTCCTACAGGGTGGTCTGAGATGTTGTACTGGTCGCTATCCATGATGTCTACCGCACGTTGGCGGAGCTGCTGTGAATCGTGATTCCTCCAGTCGCCAAACATGCGGGCAATAGGACTCTTGCTTTTCTCTGTTGCAATTTGAAATGCGAACTTCGGCATGGCAAGGAACTCAACATCACTAATCAGTCCCGTTTGACCATACCCAATAGAGCCCCCCATGTTTGGAGACCTCACGTCATTCGTAGAGCCTTGGTGAATGGAAACAACCCACACATCGTAACTGTCGTATGCAGGTATGTCCAAACGAAGCGCAACATAGTACCCCTCAGGGATGGTCTTGTTTACGTCAATGATTCCAGCGTTTAGCTTATTAGATGTAAGGGCACTACCAACATCTAGTATGCTTGGAACCTCGGGAACAGTGGGGAACGGAGTAATTGGTGACTCCCTCCTGATAATCTCAATGAACTGCTCTTGATTGATTTCTTGAGCAGCGTAGCTCTTGAGAGCCTCTACGACAATAGGCTTTCTTTTTTGACGTTGACTGTCCGGAAGCAAGAGTTCCTTCTTCCTTTCCTCAAGCTCAGTCTGGGTGAGGTTAGCCTTGGTGAGAAAGTCCTCTAGTCCGGGCTTGTTTTGAAGCTCTCTAACGAATGCCTGTGGCTTACCGTTGGCAAGACCTTCTGCATAGTTGAATGCATCGTCGTATTCATCCATACGGATACCATCCCCAACCTTACCCTCACCCTTAACGAAGAACACAACGTCCGGCTTGTCTATTAGCGGTGAGTCAGCGTCATTCCAACCCTCTGGTGCAAACTCTTCATTGAAGTCAAGCCTAACGACTGGCCTCCATCCATTGTTCACGTAAAGACTCTCAAGCTTTGTAGCAAAAGCATCGTAGAACTTACCTCCCTCCCTTGCTCTGATGGCCTGAAGAGGTGCGCTGATTGCCCTTAACTGTGAGTCAGGGTTCTTAAACAACCCACCCATGTATCCATCAGATTTAAGGTACGCCCCACCAAGCCCATCCCTAGTCATGAACAGCTTACCTCCGTCGTCTATGATTTTCTGTGCGTCCGCCTCCGATAGAGCATCGACCTGAAGAACCATCTTCATCTTGAGCTCCTTCATTCTGTCCGTGGCTTCAGCCATAGAAGCAGCCCATCGACCCGCATCAGTAACCTCTTCTACATCCCTGTTCCTAGCGTAGATACCTTGAGCCTTGGTATCCATATCCGCGAGCTCCACCATCATGGCGTTATACCCAGCACGAACAGCTGCATTACGCAAGTCTTCGGTAGCTGTTACCGCCTCTCCAGCCGCTAACTGACCAGTCATTTTTTGAATAGCTGTAACAAGGTCATCGAGCCTAGGGTCGGCTTCCGTCATGTCTACCTCAACACCCGGGATAGTATTTACGGCCTTAGCAACGAAGTCTTTGAACTGATTTACCAAACCTTTCTTTACCTCAATGCCCACATCTCCAGTTGTAATGTCTCCAAGTAACTCAACTAAGAACTCCTCAGCAGTCATGGGGTCACCCTCCATCGATTGAGCTTGCTTTGTCTTAACTCCTCTTTGACCAGCAAGGAAGTTGTTGTACTTCTTCCGCAGCTCTCCAGACAGTCCCTTGTACAAAGAGACTGACAGCTGTTGTACCGCATCCTCTCCTATAGACTCAAGAACAAGGTCGTGAAATGCCTCGTGGAAAGATGTGTTTTCCATGGCGGCTGGAGCATAGATGTGAATCTTACCCTTGCCTACCCACATTCCGCGACCAAGAGCTTCTCCCGTCGCGTTCATAAATGATGTGTCCGTCTTGTGAATTACAACGCCTTCGAACTTACCAGTCTTAGACAGTGCTTTGGCTACAGTTACGACATTCTTAAGGGCACGCTTCATACCCACCCCAGTGCTTAGCTTTTCAACTTGGTCAATCCTATTGAATGTTACTTCATTAATAGCATCAAGAACAGAGTCTGCGTTTTCTCCAGTAACGGTAGTAGATTCTGAGTCACCTTCGAACAGAGAGCCGTAGTCGTTGTAGTATCTGTCAATCTTAGAGATTCTACCGCTGACACGATTGAACTCTTTATTGATGTCAAGGTCGTACTCCATGCCAAGCTCCTTCTCAAGCTTGGTCCTCTCCTCAAGCAACGCAACCATCTCTGCTTTAAACCCATCTCTTGTCTCACCCTTTTCAGTTCTCTCAAACTGTAACCCCAGTTGGATAATCTTCTTCTGGATACCCGTCAACTGAGACCAAGCCTCGTTGTTGTTTTCATGTAGGTCTTCGTAGAACTTTCTTCTGTTCCGGTTTCGAGTAGCCCTGCCCATTACAGCTGCCTCCAACTTCCTACCAATCTCTTGTCTCGTGGCTTGGTCTGGAGCTGTATCGTATTCCTTAGTGAGCTTCTCGATTTGAATAGCGTCACGCACTGAAGGCAGCGATGTTACAGCCATAGCTCCCGCGTAGATAGCACCGGGAATTTGAGCCGTAACGGAAACACCACCACCAAGAGCGATACCACCGTACACCCCGTCCTTTACGTCAGCCATCATGTCATCAAAATCAAACTCCACGTTGGGGTTGAATGATGCACTTGTAATGTACTGAATGCCCGCAGTAACACCTTCGGTAACACCCTCCTCAATCATACCAATACCAGTTGCCTTTAGAAGACCCTTAACAAAGTTCTCCTTACCAACTTTAGAAAGCCTCCCTAATGCTCTTGAGCTAATGTTTGCAGCGACTAGGGCTGGCAACCCCTCGGCAACACCCATGATTGAGGTGTATGCGGACTTCTCCGCACCGCTCATTTCCTGAAACCACTCCTCGTCTCTTACGGCGTTGTACTGTGTGCCCATACCCATGGCACTGGTGGCGGTAAACATACCTGCGGTCCGGCTTATTCTGACAATCTTCTTTGCCTGAGATACAGTCTTACCAGCAGCCATAAACTGTCTGGTCTTTGCAATTTGCTCAGCTCGACTCAGCCCCTTGAGTGAGGTTCTAAGCTGCGAAAGTCCTGTGCTTCTTGAGGCTGCCCCTCTAGTGAGTACCCCCGCAACGATTGCGCCACCCATCATAGGAACAGATTCACCCCCCATTCTGAGGTAATCATTAATCAAGTCGTCAAGCTCTCCATCATCTCCCTTAAGAGACAATACCTTGTCTGTTTTCGCTGCAAGTCTTTCTAACGAAATAGGAAGTTCCTTTGCAATTTCTTCAGCCTGCGCACTCCCCTCTTCACCGGCACGAATCGCCCATTGTGTGAACCAGTTGTCGTCCCCAAACATTGAAGCGACCGCATCGCCAAGTATGAAGTTGCCACCAGCCATGGTCTCTTTCCACGCCTTGGATACCGAACGCCCAAACCCAGCAAATGCACCACCCTCAACGACCTCTACACCGCCGATGTATTTGTCTTCGTTCAGGTCAACTGAGAGCCCGTAATTATCATACAGATATCTCTCGTAATCACTTACTTTCTTAGGGTCTTCGAGAATGGATTGAGGTAGGTTTTCCCTAAGCTTAGCACCAGACCTAGTGGCAATGCCAGCTCCTAAGTCTTGAAGAGATTTAGACACCTGATTCTTAAGTGGAACAGGCATTAGGATGCTCTCTCCCTCAAGCTCTGGATTTCCAGTAAGGTCTCTGTAAACCTCATCAGTTACACCACCCAAAACCCTTCTATTGATTTCAAAGTCAGGGTCACCCTCTTCAATCAAGAAGTCTACAAGTTCTTTTTTCGCTGTAAACCTTTCGTCCTCGGTTGTTGATTGGTTAAATGCGTTTAGAAAATCTTGATAGCTACCTTGACTATTCTCATAGTTGACAATATCCGTAAACTTGGATACATCAAACTTTTCGTAAATCGTTTGTAGGTATGCGTTGTCAAAAGACGTGGCATAATCATTCAGGATGTCCGCCTCAAACTGCGGAACTCTTACATCATTTATCCTCGGTGCCGTAAGAAAATCCGAAAGTGCAGTGTCTTGTTCTCCACCCAGAGATGTAGGTGAACTTGAATCCAATGAATCCACCTCCGAAACCAAGGGAGATTGTGAAGTTTCTTCTTTTTTTTTTTGACTATTGTACTGGGCAATAATCGCTAGAAGTTCTGCTTCAGAAGCACCATTAGCCTGCGCTTCAGTAAGCAGTGCCTTTAACTGTTCGTCCATGCGTCAAAAATACGGATTATTCCTGACCTTCCTCCTGTTGAGCTAAGAACTCACGTAGAATCACTTTTGTAGCTGCCTCCTCCAAAATATCCCTACCAATTCTTCTACCTGTCGGCTGGTCAACAGCACGGAATTTGCTGTTAATTAGCTCAAACCTTGGGTCGAATGTAAATACAGTTTCTGTGCTTAGGTCAAGACCTTCAATATCTTGGGTAACACCCTCGATAAGTCCCGGTCCAGTAGCAATATCATAACCTATGAGCTCACCCCCCGGGCTAAGAACAACATTATTGACAAGGGTTGTTTGAGCAGCTTCTCCATCCCCTGCCCCTACAGCAAACTTAAATTCTCTGCCCTTGACACTTGCGGGAACACGATACACACTTTGATTAGGTTTTTCTGGAACCGTGTTGTCATCCTCATCAATGTACGCTGGGATTGTCATGCTGTCTTTTACAGGGATAAGGTCTGTTAATGGCTTGTCGGTCTCTTGAGAGGCCTTAAGTCTTGCTTGTGCAGCAGCGTCAGAGCGTCTTGCCGAAAGGTCTTGAGCAAGCTGATTGTTTACCTGCACAAGGTTGAATGCCTTTGATGCGGCCTCCTCCATGTACAGCTTAACAGCCTTTCTTCTTTCAATGTACTGTCGAGATACAGCACCCATGTTCCCCATCTCTTCCTTAACCTCCTCATCAGACACATCAAATACCCACTCTCCGCTAGAGTCGAGTTTACCATTACCAATGTTTTTACCGCTGGGTAGCACAGTAAAAATTTCCTCTGCATTGTAAAGAGCAAAAGCCTCAGTAAAATCTGACTCCGTAAGCTCTGTAGTTCCGGGCTTCTGTAAATTCTTGTAGCCTGTAACAGCGATAGCCTCCATCATTTCAGTACCCCTTACGGAAAACTTAGATTGAAGGTTCGCGTCAATGTCTTCATAGATTGCCGCTTTGTTAAGTGTACCATCTGCAAACCCAAGGTCTGTAAGGTTTTGGTAGGTTGCCTCGCGAGCTGCAAGCACGTCTGTATATACAGAGTTACCAAGGTTTTCCGTCATGTATTCGGTACCCTTCCATAGGGTAGAAGGAACAAACACGTCGCTCATGTCCGCGATGTTAGACTCTCTCCAGTTTATTTGACCGTTGCCCATCACCACCTCAAGCTGTCTAGTCGCTTCGTTCCAACTGTAGTTGGCTTTAGAGTATTCGTTGTATTTATCTAAGCTTTCTGCAATACCGCCCGATAGGTTCTTGTATTGGCCTTGTGCGATTGACAATCTAGTTTGATTATCTAGTGCACTTTTAGCTGTAGAAATGTTCTTGAACTCAATAAACTCACCACGAAGTCTTTGATACTCGTCAATGTCTGATTGAACACCGGTTCTGTAAGCTTTTGTTGCAGCATTCTGATACTCAGTCAATAAAATCTGAGCACCATCCCTGTATTTTGATGTGATTCCAGCGGGTACAGCCTCACCGAGCGCGTCGGTAAAGCCCATGGTTTGGTTAGTCTGAGCTTTTCTTCTTTCAAACTCATCAGACATACCCTGAATGCCTTGGCTTATTCTATCTCCAATCTGAGCACCGATACCTGTGTAGCTAATTGGTGCTGGGAGAAAACCAGTTTTAAATCTCGTTCCTTCTGCCATCTTAATCTGCTTTTTCAAATCTAGTTACGAGCTTTCTAACGAAGCTGTGAAGTCCTGATTTACCCTTACCTGAAAGTTTCTGTAGCCGAGTAGCATCCTCTGGAGCAATAACATACTCGCCTCCAGTAAGGGCAATACCCATAGACTTACCATCTTCATCAACTACATACATCTCATTTTTCTCGTGGCTAAACTCACCCGGTGTTTTTTGAACCTCGCCTCCATCTTCCATTTTAGAAAGGGCAATACCGCCTACTGCGGCCTGAGCCATCCCTCCAAGGGCACCAGCAAAGCCAGCGGAACGCTGTTGTCTAGCTTGAGCAACTTGAGCCTGTGCTAATGCCTGCGCGTCGTAACCATACTCGATGTCTCTCGTAGAGCGGGCCTCTCTTCTGCCAACTTCTTGTTGTTTTGCATCGGCCAAATTTGTAAGAGCCTGCGTTTGTAATTGTTGTTGGGTCATGGCTTCCGTTCTCATCTGAGATTGAGCGTCTCTTTGCGCCTGCATCACAGCCCCAAGACCTCTAGCCCCAAACTGACCCGCTGCCTGCGTCGTGGTGGCTAAGGAACGGTTGATGTCCTCTGTTCTCATCTTAACTAACCTTTGGTCATAGGCGTTTTTTGCAGCCTCGTAGTACTCCGAAGGCGTTGACAAAGATGGTTGAGAAGCCTTAAGCTTTCTAAGCTCTGTCTCCGCAACTCCAAGTGCCTTTTCACCTCGCTTGATTCCAGCACCCCCAGCAAAAATGTCTACAATACCACCCAAAGCAGTGGCAGCTCCAGAGCCTATCATACCCAACGCAGCCGCTGAAGGGGAGTAAGTGCTCCCGCCGCCGCCGCCACTGGGGTCACCACCCCCGCCAGTGTTGTCGGGAGTTTCTGGTGGTGGAATGTTTGCTTCGTTTCCGTCTTGACTCATAGCTACAAATTTATTGGTTTTGTGAATTATCTAGTGGAGAAGGTGTGTACACCGCATTTACCCCGTACAGCTCAACCGCAGACGTGTTGTCATTTACGAGTTTAAATTTAGCGTAGTAATCTCTCAACACCTCTCCGTTGATAACGTCAGAAGATAAGGCCATTAGCGTGCTACCAACAAGGTTGCCGGGGTCGCTGTCTACAACGATTGTCTTTCTGTCCTTTACGGACTGTATAGTTTTGGTTGTATTGCCCTCTGCGGAGCCCGTAAGAGTTTTAACAGTATCGCCAATACCGAACGGAAGGTTGCTAATCCTAGAGGTGAAGGTGATTTCTTTATTGCTGTTTGCCTGTGAAGCAACAACACCTAACACAATCCGCTCAGTGCCAATAGAGTCACTGGCATTTGCAGCGATACCACGAGGGATATTGGTGTAGTACATACCCTCCTTCTCCTCAAACATTGCTTCGGTGATGGTGGTGTTTTGCGTGTTGTTTTCTATGGCTCCAGACCAAGTGTCGTTACCCTCAAGGCTCATAGCTGTGTAAGCCTTTACCATGGATGGTGTTTGCTTAGAAACCATGTCTACCGTAGAGTTAAATTGATTACCGTAGAAGTTGTTTCGAGTAGCATTGATGTTATGTCTGTACATCTGACCCCCTTCAAAGGAAAAGAATCTGTTGTGAATATGAGCATACATCTCAGGGATGAAGCTGTATCTCGTCATCCAGAACTCCTTTGTAGTAGAGTATGCAATGGTTTCCCCATTGTTGGTTACGGCACTCCCCACAGCCACAGCATCGGAAGCATCTGAAGCTACATTAGCCCCGATATCAATGATGCTGGTACAGAACTTAATTGAACCGTCTTTACATGACAGCTCAGCAGTACCTCTAAATTCTCCAGATGTACTTAAGACTACATCTACCGGCACTTTTTCTTCCTTGTCAACATGAATTGGGTCAACGAAAACAGAACCTCTTTTCATCAGGAGGTCGGCATACACAACACCAACATGGGTCTTGTTCCATATCGGCTCTCTATCATCACTGTTAATGTGTGCGCTGTCCCAAGGGTATTCGTCTTTATCCCAAGTAAGAGTGTTGGTCGATGCAACGATGGACACCCTCCCATCGGCAGATGTGATATCCGGATTGGTGGGGGGCTTAACTATATCTCCAACTGTTGTACCCCCAAAACCCAATGGCGCGGTGTCTGTACTTTCAATAGTAACGATGAACTCGCTATTCTCTGGGTCAATTCCCGAAGGCAGTCTGGGGGTTGATGTGCTTTCAAAAGCATTCATGAAGGCAGTCTCGAAGAAAGACTCCATTTTAGTGTCACTAATAGGACTAATGCCAGATGAGGTCACCGCGATAACCTTACCTGAAGACATGTCAGAAAAATAAATCCTTCCGAATCTTTCAACCACCGACTCTGGATTTCTTCCGGGGCCGTATGTACCAGAAAGATAGGTCTCCTTGCCGAGCACATCAGTGGAAGTGACTAGTTGAGATTGACCCGTGCTTTGGATTAGTGTTCTTCCTACTGGTGTAAGACTAACCTTGTTTTCCTGTAGGTTAAAGAAGGACTCCCCTGCATCAACCAAGTAGGTGATAATCCCATGCTGACTATTGTAGTCTTTGAATGGGAACAATGAAGGGTTAAACGAGGAAAGGTTAAGCCTACTGGAGTCGGACACAAACCTGTCACTGTAAGTAACTGCCGACTCACGGGTAATCTCTTTTTGCTCTACTGTCTCGACGAATGGTCGGCCAATGTTAATAGCCTTCGAGTCAAAGAAGTCGCTAACGCTTTCTGACTCTACAATTTGCTTTCTGTATCTAGCCTCATCAACCTTAGTTGGGTCAAAGATTCTAGTGATGCCAGACACTGGGGCAAATGAAGATTCAGGGTTGAACAACTGTTCCCTAATACGCATGTAAACGTCACCCTCTCTGAGTGTAATCACACCGGGGAACAGACTGTTTCCACTCCCCACCGTAGTGTCTACAGTGTTTGCGGAGGCCGTGGTTCCGATGGTGTTAGAACTAAATGGATTAGACGGATGCACGCTATACACAAACAGCCCGTTGCCCTCTGGCCTAACACTCTCAACAAAAACCCTACCAGTAGAACTAATTGCATCGCCGTCGGCGTTGTCTCCAGTGTTCACCCTGTCTCCATTGTACAACCTCTGAGAAGAGATAAACGAAAACTCACCCTCAACAGTGATGCTAAAAGCGGGAACTGAGGTGTTACTGCGGTCACCTCCGTGAGTTCTAGTTCCGCCTACTGTTTTGATGTCGTAACACCTACCAACCTCATAGTAAATCCTGTTCTCTTGCCCTTTTTGAGGTCTGTAAATTTCTACCACACATCCCTGAGAAAAGAAGTCCGTACCCACAGCAATCTCATCCCTACTAAACCTTGGAGTATTGTTGTCCCTAACAGTTAAAAACCATCCTGTTCTTCGGAAATTGTTTTCATCAGACTGAACCGCACCACCATCAGAGGCCGTAGATTGTACGGATAGTTTAATTGGATTCTTGTCGTCGTCTACATAGTACTTGTAGGAGGTGATTGCAAACTCGTGCATCGGTCTAATACGGCTGCCGTCTGGACCAACGTACTCGATGATTCGCATTACATCTCCCTCCTGATACTGATAGTCTAACTGCCCTCCTTTAAATTCCTTGTAAGAGTTTGCCTTACCCTCAGTAGGCCTCATAGACACAAAGATTTGACCATTGATTCCGCCAGCAATGGATTCGATAACTGGTCTATCCCTATCTGCTACCACATTCTGAGGAGAGAGAATGTCGGAGAATGTCGTTTGCTTTCCTAGGCAAGCCTCAGCAATACTCACCTGCATAATCTTATCGTAGCTGGTGTTTTTGCTGTACATGGGAGCCCATTTTGATGCCCACTCTGGTGGCTCATGCAAGAGTCTCATGTCAATCGCAGTCGGTCCGTTCCTTCCCTGTCTCTGAGAAGCCCCAAAGTGAGCCACATCCACGGTGTCAATCTTCTGGACACCAGAGGCTCTGTTTCTTTCGTCGTAATACACAACACCGAAGTCGTGTGTCGCACCAGCCTTGAAGCTCTGAACCTTTTCAGACTCTCCAAACACATCAACATTTCCTACAGCGTCGTAATCAAAAAGCAAAGACTTAATGCTACTAGAGCCATTGTCGTAGTCCTCGACAGTAAACCCATCCGCATTCACATGCGTTGAGTTGATGATGACGCTGTGCTCATCAATGTCGTAGACATCATATCCGCTATAATTTTCTGCAACCAGAGGATGGTTTGAAGTATCAACAAACTGGTTTCCTGTTTGAGTTGAGCCAAAGCCCCTATTTACACCCTTCACGAACTGTGATGAAAGGTCAACACCAGCCATCCGAACAAAGAACCTAACTTTTGTTGGCGAGATAACCGAAGAGGAGTGAATGACAAACTTTAATTCTCCTGAAAATCCTACAAACAACTGGTTCTTGTTGTTGATGTTTGATGGGATTAAGTCATGGTTGGCACCCCCAACAGCAGCCATGTGGGTGGTCATCCTCCCAAACTGACCCTCGTTGTTGTCGTTAGAAGAAAGGTTGTTTCCATAGGCATCTCCAGCCTGAGAGCTTGAGGTCTGACCCGGAGACACCCCAACGAATGCAGATGTTTGGCCAACAACACCATCAATCAGGGCATCCCGAAAGTTATCCAAGTTTGTTACGTCAGACACATCGAACTGCTTGCTGAATATGATGTCGCTATTTGGGGTGAAATTTGATAGTGCTCCGTTCGTGTTATCGGGGTGAAGAATTGTGCAGTTCTGCGAGTGTACTAGCTGCCCGTTTTGAAACGTACTAGCCGGAACATCAATAGCACTGTCGTTGTCCCCAGAACACATGATTCCAATTTTACTCGAAGACAGATTTACACTGAAGTCAATAGATGGAGACATGTCCGCAGGAAAACCACCTTCAGGAAACTCTGAAAGGTCTACATCAAAATGGATTCCCGTCGTGGTGAAGCTATTGTCACTGGTGTTATCAGGGTCTGTAAAGCCATAACCGTCAAGGTGATTTGCTGCAAAATCCAACTCCGATGGACTAGCTGAGCTAGTGCCATTCAATGGGGCAAAGAAGGCTTCAGCAAAGTCTGTGTTATACGAACCACTAAAGGAACTGTAATAGACGTTATTTGACCTTACGATAGCATCGTTGTCATTAACTGTAAAGTCATAGTCTCCACCAAGAGAGCTCTCGGGTTTGTACACTGGGTAGTTGTAGACATCTGTTTCTATGTTGTCAAACCCCTCTAAGTAGTTCCCGTAAATCAACCTACCGTCAGACACGCATTGAGCCCCAGCTCTTCTGGGAACTGCATCAAAAGACTTGTTCACCTCCTCATCGGAGAGGAAGGTGTAGGCTCCATCGTTTCTGAAGATAAAGTTTTGAGTCAGCGTACCTATGCTCACGGGCTCGACATTATCAAGCTCCTTAATAAGCACGAACGCACCATCATTATTCTTTCTACCGAACAACCTAATCTTCTCAACGGGACCGCTGGAGTTAGTGATTGTTAGCCTAAGCTCATTGTTTCTTTTCTCTAGCGAGCCAAACTCTCTAGAGTTGAATGCAGTGTGAGACTTACTTACAGCTAGGGATGAGTACGCAGAAAGCGCAGACACCTCGCCATCGTCATAAACGTATTGATACGCGAACTGAAAGCAAGACTCTTTGAGGTTGTTTACACCTAAGCTTTGATTGGTTTGAAATGCAAACGTAATTACATCCTGAGGCGGTGCCTTTGCAACAGTGAGAAACTTCGATTTAGTTTGGTCTGTGCCACCTGTGAATGCGGAGCTGTACTGCCCAAGGATTGCCTTGGTAGCGTTAATCTTTCTAGGTTCGTTTCTGTTGTCGGTGAAGTAGAGTAAGTGCTCTTGAAATTGATTAACAACAATATCAGCCTTCACGAAACCGCCTTGGGAAAAGTTTAAAACGTCGTCCTCATAAACCTTTCTGTAGGTGTTGTCAGAAGAATCATACAGGTAGATACCGTGACTACCGTTTGAGTTGTAGAGAAAGAAGTAGATGCTCTTCTCTGCGTCAGATGACACACACCCAATGACCCTATTGGTGCCAGAGCTTGGGATAGCGTCTTCGGAAGTTCTTGCAGCTATAGCAGTATTGCCCTGCACGTTTTTTACCACGCCTTGTTGCCCGTCACTCTCGTGTGAAACGCGAATGTTGAGAGCATCAGTCATCTCAAAAGGCTTTACAAGTCTTTCGTCCTCATCCTTGTTGAGATACTGGGGTACAAGCTTCTCAATAGCCATTAGTACTTAGGTGATTGCTTGAAGTTCTTGCGAATAATTTGAAGCGCATCCTCTTTGCTGAACGCCTTAAGTCTAGCGTTCGCCTTTCTCCTCTCGTTGTAGTAATCCTGTCTTGCTCTTCCCTTCTCACCCAATGGTACACTTGTCTTTCTTTCGATTAACTTGTAGTACATGTAAGAACGTAGGGCTTCTTCAGCCTCAACGTGAACTGTAGGGTTTGAAGAACGGGCCTCGTCTGCGATGTATTCAATAACAATCTCACCACCTGAACCAGATGACAATTCAATCCTGTTCTGGTCCTCATTGAGCCTGTACTGGCCTTCGTAGAACCCGCCGCCTAGCCCGTAAATCTGTCCGATACCCCCTTGAAAAACATAGTTGCTAAACGTGATGAAGTCTTCGTCACCAAATACACCACCAGATGTAGCTCCTTTATCGTCCACTCGGTCAAACACGCCGTCTCCGTTGGAGTCAACCGCATCAGCTGTAGTTGCTGCTTTTGTCCCGCTGCTATTTGCGTATGCTTGCGCGTAGTCAATGTTCTTGTTCTCTGCAAACACATGAACCAATCCATCGCTACCCACAATACCAACCTTAATCAGGCTTACAAAATCATCCGGGAGGTCAACAGTATCGTTGGTGTTTCTCTTAAGCTTTACTGAGCGAACTCGCTTCAGCATATCAAATCCCATCTCCCTGATTCCACGCAGAGCAAGGTTCCTGATAACAACATCAGAAGCATTGCTGACGTAATCATCAGAGTCAATAGTTAGAACAAAGTCATTTACTACCTGCTCTACGGTGACGAGGTTCCTTGCCATGTGTTATCTCTTTTGCGATTGAGTCTCTGCGTAGTTGTAGATGTTAGCGTCACGCAGTGTAACACCGATAAGTCTAGCCATCTCCTCGATAATCTCAGGGATGTAATGCTCAGGAAGCTCGAAATCTATGCTGCTTGCAGCTGCGTAAGTCTCCTTGTTATTGACAACTGTAAACCCAAACGTAGGCATGGATACAGTTCTAGCACCAGTGGTAGCGAGCAAACCCTCGGGCTGCTTGTAGTATCGGACATTAATCTTTTTGATACTAGTGGGAAACACCATAATTTCATCATCCAAGAAAGCAACAGGATTGTCCTCAGTCGGCTTGCTCAGATTGCTTGATAGAATGTACTCAAGCTTTTCCTCATCGTATTCGACAGGAACAGTAACAGACGATGACACATCCATTAGGATTGAGCCGTGTGTCTTTACCGTAATGATTTTAGCTAGGTCATCCGGCTTTGCAAAGTGAGAACCAGAAGTTCTAGGGATTGCTCCAGACGACTTAGAGAACAGAGCCAAGTCCTCTTTAACCTGCTTAGACAAAGACTTATCTCTACCGGGGTCAATACCCCTCCTCTTCAAAGCCTCAATGTCGCTGAGCTTAGTGAACAGCTTATTGAATATGTTGGCCTGTGCGATTGGTGCAAACGCATTGAATTGGGCGGGTGTAACAAAGCCTCGCTGGTCTTTATTAGCGATGTCTTTCAGTGCATTGTAAACTTCTCGTACGCTTGCCATGGATTAGGGGAATCTCCTGCAAATATACAGAAAAAGAAAGGGGGCTATGCGCCCCCCTTCCCCTGATGATTACGTTGATATTAGGCAATAGCCTCTAGCTGGCGTTCCAGCTCTGAGAGTACCGTTGAACCTTTATCAGTCATTACAAATCTAGTCATTACTTCTACAGCATCCTGTCCTACAGGTATAGAAACAATCATCTTACCTGTATCAAACCAAACCACAGCACCCTTCCTTTCTTCAATTACTTGAAAGTCAAGGGATTGTGATACGGTAGAACGAGCGTTAACCATTGGACTATCAATCGTACCCAAGAACTTAGCTGGGTTTGATTTTGCAATCTTAATAAGAGCATGCTTTATGGCAAGGTCTTTTTGATTGGTGTTGATGTTTAGCGCAAGAGCAACAGGTAAGAGCTCATCTAGCGGTCTTGATTTGATGATTGAGATAGCATCATTAATCTTGAACTCACTCTCTATATCCGCCTCAAACGTTTCTTCCTTGTTCATCAGTTGAAACAGGATACCCCCATTCGCCTTGTTGTCTGGATGATTGTCTAGAAACGCGGAGAGATTTGATTGGTCTGGGTAAACTGTAAGATAGCTCTTGTCAAAGAGTACCTGACCCACCTGAGCTAGGTTAGTTTGCTCATCAACCCAAGGTGAGTTTTCTTGTGGGCAATACCTTAGAGCCCGAATCCTTTTGGTTTCAGGGTCAATGGCTCTAACATTCTTTGATGAAATCTTTAAGATAAAATCATTACCACTGATTACCTCGTAAGTCTTTGGGGCGGTATCCGCATTAGGAATAACCCTCTTAAATGAAGTGCCTGATGGCTTGGTAGTTTTTTGAGGCGGTCTACCACCGCGCTTCTTTGTCTGTTCCATTCTAAAAAATTAAATTAAGAAAGTAACGAGGGGGAGAGCACTTCCCTCCCCCGCATTACCAATTAGATTACTTGAGCAATACGTGCTGGTTAGCAGCGCGAGTTACCAAGCAGCACTCAGAGCGATAGTGGAACTTCGCAACATCGGAAGTGTCATTAGTGAAACCAAGTACACCACCACCAGTTACCCAGTGCTCCATTTCTCTGTTGTATCCGTTTGCAGCCTTATAGTTCATCTCCAAAGCAGGAGCTCTGTGACCAGTCTTAGGGTCTGCAACGTCAGTCAAAGGAATCATACATCCCTTAACGATACCCTGACCGCTTGCATTATTAAGCAAGTTAGGGTTGTTCAAGAGTCCCATCTTCTTAAGGTGGAAAGTATATCCGCCTCTAGCGAAGCTCTGGAAACCGAGGTTGAGAGCTGCATCTTGATTGTTTTGAAACGCACCGAAGTTCGCCGCAACACCAGAAGTAACTGAATCACCAACAGAACCAGCAGCAGAAGGAATGTTATTGATTTGAGCGAAGAGCTGGCTATTCAACATAGCAGCATACTCAGGAGTAGCACCTTGCTTATCCAAGAGAGCAATCAACGCATCAAGGTCAGCAACCGAATCCAAGTCCCCAGCAGCCGCAGAGGTAATACCTCTAGAAGCAACAGCATCGAAGTACCCTTCAGTACCAGCAATACCGGCAGGGCCATGTGTACCCGCCAGCTTCTTGCCCATCAACATGGTGAGTTCTCTAGCGTCCATAAAACGCTGACGAGCATCCATCTCACCTTTGATGTACCATCGGTAGTCTCCTCCACCAACGTCGATATAACCGATGTTAGTTGCAGCAGAACCACTCACTTGGTAAGTCTCTTTCACGATAGCAAAAGGATTGGTTCTCTTCACAACGTTAGATTCGATGAAACGTCCCGGCTGGTCTGTTCCCTGAGCATACATGTTACCCACGATAGGTAGCTCATGCGCCGCAGCGGTAACAGCACTTAAGTTAGAATCAGCGAAGTTAGCAATAGTGAATGCACCATCGGCAGGAGTCGTAGCTGTAACGATACACACAACCTTGTCGATTGGGTGAATTACGAGGTCTCCTTTTCTAACCTTCAATGCCTCTACATCAGCATAATCGTCAGCGTCCTCAGCGTCGGCAGCAGCGAATGCTTGAGTCTTTCCAGTGGCAATCTCCGTTGCAACGGTAACGGCTTGAATTGGGTGGAGACGGGTCTCCTCAAAGTAGGTTACCTCATCGTTAGTTCCTACAGCTTTTGTAGCCCCCATCAACTCCAACAAACCAGAGATACCCTGATTTCCAAAAGTTTTAATAAGGTCTTTTCTCACATCGGGTGCGAGAACGCTTGCCAAGTCGCCCAACGAAGCATACTTGCTTACTGGTGCGCCTAAGTTAAAAGCGTTGTTTGTTGCTCCATTGGGAGCGTTTGAACGGGCGGTTGCGCCCTGTTGTCCTAAGGCCATTTGTTCTAAGTTTTTTAGATGTTAAAAGTCATTGTTCCCCTACCACCTAAAGCTTTTCTGAGTTGTTCTGCAACACCATCTGATTGACCTTGAGACATGTCCCTTTGAGTTGTATCGTTGCTCACATTAGCTGCCGTTTGCACAACCTTTCTTTGACCATCGCTTAGTCCCTGTTGGTACACAGACTTTACAATAGAATCAATGTTGTCTACTACAGCTCTATGAGCATTGAGTTTCTCAAAGTTCCAGTCACCTCCGTCATTCACATAGTCGTCGAAGTATTCCTCTAGTCGAGAGTTCTTACTAATGAGTTGTGACCGATAGTCTTCTTTGATTCCATAGGTGAATTTCTCACCCGAAGGAAGTTCAAATACTAAACCATCAAAGTCTTTTACCTCAGCAGTCATTGTTCTCACCCAGTCTTCAGTAATAGGAGATTGCGCTTCCGTCTCTCCGTTCTCATCAACAGGAAGCTGGTAAGCGTCCCTGAGTTCGGAGATAGACTTCCGTGCGGATTCCGCATCCATCTTGAGTTGAAGTTTCGCTAGGTTGACATCGCCCTCTTCAAAACGGTCGGCATCCAGTTTGTATTTGCTGGTCATCAACAAAGCCACCTCATCTGTTGTGAGATTGCCATGTTCAATAACCATCTGGTTTCGTACAGCTGTAAGGTCATCCATTTCGGATGGGTTCAACTGCTGATACTTGTACCAGTCTTCTGGACTACGACCCGTCTTGCGGACGAAATCATTGATAGCGGAAACGCGCTCGTCGATTTCAACGGGTTTATTTGAAATCACGTCGGACAAGTAGTCATAACCAGAGACCTCTGTCCCAAGCTTTTCGCTTAGATACTTGAGGACTTCGGAATCGACATCCAAGCCTTCGAATGATTCAGATTCTTTTACAGCTTCCTGAAGAGACTCTGAAGGTTGAGCTTCAGGCTCTGCAACAGGTTGCGGATTTTCAGTAGTAGCTGGTTCAGCCACGACTTCATTTTGGACAGGCTCCACTGGAGCATCTGCCACGGTTTCTTCCACAGCATTTTGTGTAGGTTCTTGTACTGGCGGTGTGTCGCTAATTGCAAACCCAGCCTCCGCCATTGCGGTTTCTAAATCTTTACTCATATTGAATTATTTGTAAGTTTTCTTTTGGCTTTTTGGTGGTGTCTTACTGTGACCACCTTTGCTCCAAAGGAATCGGTTTGCCCAGTATGCGGCACTACCTTTCCTCTTAATGTTTTTTGCGTGTCTACTTCTGAAGGCAGCTCTAGCTTTTGAGCTGTAGTTGTTACCCATGCTCTGGTCACCAAAGCGAACGAGGGCCCCGCCCTCTTGCCCCGGACCAAGCGTACTAACCACGGCAGCTTTTTTCGTAGCGTGACCGCGCGTCAATTTGGGCTTGTTGACTCCAGCAAAACCCAGTCTCTTAGCCTTTTCTGAAGCACTAGACATACTGCAAATATAACTCTATTGGCTATATATGAATTACACTGCCTGAGTCAAAGGTAAAGCTGTTGTCATAGTCGTTAAAAACACCACGGTGCTCGTCCCCTACCTCGGTGTCATTCCAGTTCAAGGAAACCTCCTTGTAGGTTCCTATTTCAGTTGTCTTATCAGATTCAAAAACCTTGTACCCCGTTCTGGTGCAGATGTAGTATGCTGTTCTGGTTGCCATTAGCTTTCAATAAATCTAACGTCGTCAATAGCAAAGTCAGAGGAAAAGTTGTTGGGTGCCTCGTAAACGAAGTAGATGTAGTTCGTGACTTGGGAGGCTCTGTAGTTGTCTAGACTAATAACGTGCTCCACCCAATAAGAGCTGGTACCACTCCAAGTCGCTGAGGCAGGAGTTATTGAGGTGTGCTGGCCGCCAGCCGTATTCGTCATCGTGACTCTCCTAGTACTAGTGTTGTAGGCACCAGTTAAAGTAGCAAGAAGCGTTGCTTGGTCAGAAGCAGAGCTTGCTGCGTCGTCAATGTAAACTTTCAATACACCGGGAGCACTACCAAACATGTGCGCGTAGAACTTCAGGTCTAAACTATTAGTCCCATCAGCCAGCTCGTTCTTAAAGATAAAGCCGGGAGTCCTCATTAGATAGAGGTTGCTTGTATCCAAGATTCCCGTGGCCTCGGTATAGGCATACCTTGTTCCTGATGCGGTATCGTGAGCACCTAAGCTACCTCCATCAAACCCTGCGTGAGCTCCATTTGGGCCTGTGTTTCCAGAGCCAGTAGCGTTTGAATCAATCCTCCAGCCCGTAGCTGTCTTAGTCGTGCTGAGGCCCGCATTCTGCTGCGTTTGATTTTGAACCCACTTATTGTTAGTTGCTGAAGTGCAGTCTGCTCCACTAGCCCAACTGGACATGTCACCACTAGGTGACCACCCGCCACCCGAAGTCGTAGTGTTTACCGTTTGACCATTAAACGTCCAATGCTCAGAGAACGGGGTGCTACCAGCAACGCCAGCCAGCTCAGCAATACTGTTGATAGTAGTGCCGTTGATTTCTGCAACGTCGGCCTTTGCAACTCCAGAAAATGTGGCAAAATTTACTGGCATGCCTTAGCTGATTTTCACCCAGCTACGGTCTGGATAGAAATAAATGAGTGCATTACTTGCATCAATAACGTACCCAATAATTCTTGAATAGTAGTTCTGAGTAGTTGGAGGGGATGACGCGACAGTGCCGCTCGAAGCCCCTAGATACAGAGGCGTTCCTTGTGCGGCTGTACTCCAGCCCTGATTAGTAGCCATTTTAATACAGCCTTCAAGTAAAAGCTCTTGAGGGCTCACCGCGTCAGTAGTGCAAAACAACATTGTCGTTCCAGCAGCCGATGATGTATGGTCAGCTGTGGTGATGGGGTTTGTGCCCTGCCCTTGAGAGTACCTCATGACCCTTCCGGCACTTAGGGTTCCTTGAAAGGAGCCACCTTTTACTAATAGCCTCGAACCTACTCCAAACGCACCAACTGTATTAACAGATACTAGGCCAACATCGATTTCTGCGGACGTAAGCGTCTGGGACCTAACAACACCAGTTGCTGCAACACCCGTAACAACAGCCGCAGTAAACGAACCAGCCGTAATTTTGTGAGTGCCAGAAGAATAGGTGATTTCAGAGTCAGAGGTAAGGGTGTCTGCGTCGCTCCAAATAGCAATCCTGTCTGCCCCTCCGCTACCGTCGATAGTTCCACCGCCTCCCGAAATCGTGCTAAAGGAAAGGGCTCCGCTTCCGTTTGTTGTTAACGCCTGCCCATTGGTGCCATCTGCTGTAGGAAGAGTTAGTGTATAAGCTTCCGTAAGGTTAGGGGCTGCAATACTAACCGTATCTGAGCCGTCATTAGATGCCTCAAACAGTGTAAGTTTGCCGGGCTGAGAGGCGACGGCACCTTTAACCTCTATGTCTTTCGCCTGAAATAACACACCGTCTTGCTGGGCATTGGTTGGCCCACTAGAAAGCCTAAGGATTTCGGTGCTATGTTCACTAATGAACTTTAAAGTACTTCCGTTACCGGAAATAGTATAAGTCCTGTCGGCATCAGCCTGTGTGAGGCTGGTAGTACCTATGTTACCATCCTCAGTTGTAAGTATTCTTTTCCAAGTTGCAGACATGGTGCGCGGTTATTTTGCAACCCTCACGCCATTGGCTGCTTCTTTCTTTTCTTCAAGCTTCAGTAGTCTGTCAAACTCCCTTTCGAGTTTGGACACCAAATCACCTACCACCTTGGCATCCACGGCTTTGATGGTTTGGTTTTCTACAGACTTCTTACAGAGGGCGACTTCAGTGATGTCTAATTTCATTTAAATGAGGGTTTGAATTTATTTCGATTTCAACTGGTTCTGTAGTTTTTGCACTACGGCTGCCAGCAAAAGTACGTCCTTTCCGTCGAACTTGCAATCATGCACGACCTTTAAAAGAAAGGTGAGTTCTGGATGACTAAGGGTGTCAGTAGTTACACCGACACCCTTGTCACGGTTCTTTAATAGGCTCATTCTTATCAAGCTCCGTCAATGTACAGGTAAAGTCCCGCTGTACCAGTGCCAGTGCCATCGTTAAACGCAAGGCTACCCTGTGGCATCGTAGTGATTGTAGGGTCGGCTGCATACTTGTTCAGTACCGCAACACCCATTTGAGGGAGCGAAGCCCCGGAGTCTCTTACCTCCCATCCGGAGAGACCCACGCTTGAGTCAACCCACTTGAAACTTGCTTTGTTTGCAGAAGTTGTAGTGGTGTCAACAATAAGACCCGCTCCGTCTGCGGTAGCGTCCGAGTGAGCACCCTCAGCAATCTCAATGGTCTTGTCTTCGACCGTCAACGTTTGAACATCAACAGATGATGTAGAGCCATTTACGACGAGGTCACCGTTAATGGTAACAGTAGTGTCAGCACCTTCGGACGTTGCCGCAGCAATCGTCATCGCCGTTTCAAGGCTGTTCGCGTTGGTCGTTCCGTCGGCATCAACGGTAGATGTCTTAAATAAGATGTCACCACCGATACCAGCACCAGTACTAATACCACCTGAGAAGGTCAGGTCGGATGCGCTGCCGTTACTGCCTGTGCCGTCTGCACCAGCCATAGAAGTCATCCCCGTCAGCGCAGCGGCCAAGTCAATGGTTACACTTCCAGAGGCACCACCACCACCGAGGTTTGTGCCAGCGGTAACATTCGTGATGTCACCAGTATTCGTAGTGTACCCGAATGACGTAATGCGGTCATTGATTGCCGCAGAGGTCATAAGAGATGTGTCGTTGTCGGCGAAAGCTTCGCTTGAAAGCTGAATAGAGTTAGCCTCGAACTCAGACACAGTCAGTCCAGAAACGTCTAATGTGACAGAACCAGAAGCTCCGCCACCGGAGAGACCTGTACCAGCAGTAACACCTGTAATGTCACCAGTGTTTGTGGTGTAGCCGAATGACTCAATGCGGTCGTTAACAGCCGCAGAAGTCATGATGGACGTATCATTGTCTGCAAACGCCTCGTTTGAGAGTTGAATCGAGTTGGCCGCGAACTCAGTTACCGTCAATCCTGAGACATCCAGCGTAACGCTACCGGAGGCACCGCCCCCAGAAAGACCAGTTCCCGCAGTAACGCCCGTGACGTCACCGGTGTTTGTCGTATATCCAAATGATGTAATGCGGTCATTAATCGCAGCCGATGTCATAATAGACGTATCGTTGTCTGCGAATGCCTCACTCGAAAGTTGAATCGAAGCTGCTGCGAACTCAGATACGGTTAACCCGGAAACGTCGAGGGTGACGGCCCCTGAAGCACCGCCTCCAGTAAGACCAGTGCCTGCCGTTACACCCGTAATGTCACCAGTGTTGGAGGTGTACCCGAGTCCAGTTACAAAGTCGTGTACCGCATCCGCGTCCGGCAGAGCGGAACTGCCGTTCGTTACCGTGTCGGTAGTATCAGCGGTTGTAAGTATTCTTCTCCAAGATGCTGCCATAATTGATTTTTTTTAAACGTTGCTAAGTTAAGGACAATTTAGTTTATTCTGAATCGACTCCGAAGTACAGGTCGTCGTTGTCGTCGGCGTACATACCCCCTTGAAAAGCGGCGGGTGGTGAGCCTGCCGGAAACACCTTGAACTCCACAACCCCATCTAGATTTATTTTACCTGTCCCGTTTGGGGTAAACTGAATGTCACCATTGGTTTGAGTAGTGGTAATTTTAAATGCGGTCGTGCCATCAAACAAGTCGAGGTCTCCGCCAAGCTGAGGGCTGGTGTCTTCAACGACATTGTTTAACCCACTTCCAGTACCAATTTCCGTCCAGTTATTAGCATCCGTCCAAGTGCCGCCACCATAGATAAATGGTGTAGTCCCTACGATTGCCAAGAAACCACTTACCCTAAGGTTTGAATTCAATGCATCTCTCTCACCCGTGTTCGCAAAAAAACCAAAGCCTTTTACCTGATTGCCAGTGGCATCAAGGATAGGAGCGTTGGGGTTATTGTGCGATACTGGTCCGGGAAAAATTGGCATCAGAAATCAATAGTTAGAATCTGACCGGATGCAAAAGCTTTGTCGAAGTCGCTTCTGTAAAACCGATAAGATGTAGTTACACCATAGGGGTTAGTTAAATTGTAATCTACTGGAGACTGGAAGTCGGACAGAACGTCCACACCAGCCAAGTCCACTTTATTGAGGTTGCCAAATGAGGCCGGGTACGCAATCCAAGTATAGTTAAGTGCTGTGTCCATTGCGGCATTAGCAGTAACATTGAAGTCTGACTCAGAGCGAAGGGCATTGAAGGCAGTCGTAAGTCCAGAATCAAAAAGTGCTTGGGCACTAGCGTCAGAGTTGATTGCAGTTGTGGTCGAGCCACCTACCTTGAGCCTAGGTCTAAACGAAATAGTAATGCTTCCGCTGGTTATAGTTTGGTCTCCAAGCCCAGAACCCCCGTCGTCGATAGCGGTGGCTTTGTACGACACACTAGTATTGTTACCTGTATCCTGCTCCTCTACAGATGATAAGGTCTTTGTTCCGTTTGCGTCTGAGAATCCCTGCTCAATAACACTGCTTCCTCTTAGGAACTTTACGGAGTTGTCTGTCGTTTGAGTATTGTCTCCGATAGAAATGGTAAAAGCAGAGACCCTAATACCCTGCCCCATCTCTAGCGTTTCATTTGAGCTACGTGTACTGAATGAACCATACCCACCACCAGTCTCCTGAAGTGCTCTGGTAATAGACGACATAGAAATGTTAGTTCGATTGTACTGCTCCAACATGTTTCTAAGTACAGCCTCGATAGAAGTGCCCGCAGTTATTGGGGTAGTCATGTGCGAAAACGCAGCATCGTTATTTGAGATTGTGATAGCCGATGTAATGTTAGAGCTCACATCACTCCATTGAGTGTTGTAGTTTACTCCGTCAATCTTTGTAAGTGCTTGACCTGCTGTTCCACCAACAGGAACACCCTGACCCGCTGCTCCGTCCTGACCATCAGTGCCGTCAGTGCCGTCAGTGCCGTCAGTGCCATTAGTACCGTTAGTGCCTGCTGGTCCCTGCGGTCCCTGCGCTCCTTGCGGACCTTGTGGTCCCTGCAATCCTTGCGCTCCAGCAGGTCCAGCACCAATAGCCCCAGCAATAGAAATAGAGTTGTCTGCTACCTGATTAACGGTAACGACTTTAGTGTCAGAACCACCATTAACAATAGACACCTTGATGATGTCACCGTGCTGGCTGGATACTTTTACATTATTAGGCTGGGTTACACTTACAGGCATGGTGCTTCATTACGCGGTTATTGAAACATCTTCGTTCACCTTCAGTGTACCAAAAATCAAAGTAGATACAACTGCTGCTGTCTTCTGCTCGACATCATAGATGTAAAGACCTGATGGCATAGTCTTCATAACAGATGCAGCTACGGTAATGTCGATGAACTTAGCTGTTACGTCATCTGAGTCAGCCGTAACTGAAGCCGCAAAATTTACGTTGTCTGTGTTTTTCACATGGTCCCCTATGTCGGAGTGTCTAACCTCAAAGAGAAACACGTCTCCAGACTTAAAGGCTGCACCACCAGTAGAATTAGTTACGGTGAGACGAAGAGAGAAGGTGTCCCCCTTTCTGCAAGTCACATCTACCCTTGATGAGGTGTCTAGGTTAATCTTAGTTGCGTTACTCATCTCCAAAAATCTCGTTGATTACTTCTTGATTCATTCCATCCTGCTTACCCTCAAGCTCACCGCGATTGCCTTGGCGTTGAGAGATAAGCTTTGATTGCTCAACAGCTTGTTTCTCTACTCTTTTGTCCTTGCGGTCCTCTTTTAGGGTTTCAATCTTTTCTCTAAACTCCTTGTCGTCAGCTTTAAAACCGAGACTTGCTTGAGCTCTAATCATCTCAAGTTCTTTTCTCATCTGGTGCAATGCAGCAGCAACCTGTACTTCGACCTGACCCTTGAGTTGAATCTTCTGTACCTCAACCTGAGCCTCTACCTGCATTTTTTGCATTTCACTCTGGGCGGCCACCTGAGAAGCCTGTGCATTTGCTTGAGCCTGCGCCTGCATATTCTGCTGCTGTTGACGCTGAAGCATCTGCATGCGCTTCTTTCTTTTTACAGCAAGCAGTCTTTGAGCTTGGTCAATATCCTTAACCTGTCTGATTGCCATAGCGTCTTCAAGGTCAATCTCTTTTTGCGCTAGAGTAGCTTGAACATTTTGCTCAAGGAAGATGCGGTCATCGTCAGACATTTCTTGGACGACCATAACACCAAAGTTATACATAGGTAGGTTCTCAAAACTCTGAAGTACACCCATGCTCTTTTCACCTACAGCTTTCTCATAGACCCTATACAGTACTGAGTCCGGTGGGATAACCTGCAAGCACTTTACAATGTCTTCGCACACTCTACGGTACAAAACCATACCCGCGTTTGTAATGTCATACAGGGCATTGTTGCCTGCGGCAAGAGCCTGTTGCCTCACCCCAACCAAAGCATCACCCTTAGGTGTACTTGCATCCATCACCTCGTTGATTCCTGTCGCATCACGAATCATGCGTAAGTAGTGGTTGTATAGATTGATGTACTCGTTGATGTTTCGAATGTTGTTTTCTATTGAGCGGATAGGAGGATTTTGAAACCCACCCTCTGGGTTCTTACTTCTATAGTAGAACACACCAGTCTGCTCGTAGATGTCTTGAATCTCTAATGGCTGTAAATCACCACCTCGTCCAAGCTGTACATTCTCAAGCCCCTCAATATCAACCAAGATTCCGTCCGGCTTAGCCTTAGCTACAGCTTGCTGAATCTTCAGGTGTGTTAGCTGTAGTTGGTCAGCGAATCCAATAACGCTTCCAACAATGGACTTAGGCCGCATGCGACGGATGTTTGTACAGGCAACACTGTAAGAAAGCCTAGCCTTGGTAAGGTCGTGTACATTCTTGGGCACATTCTTCTTCATGCCGTATCCAAAAATCATGCTAGTCCCGACGACGTAACACCCGCCGTAGATGGTTTGATTCTCCATCTTGTATGGCTGCCTGTCATACACAGAGCCAGCTGACTCCTTGTACTCACCACCCTTAAAGTAGAAACCAGTATTCCCGAACTGGGACTCCTTGCTTTCGTAATACACGCAGTCAACAGACAGGAACTCAAAGTCCATGATGTCTATTAGATAGTCGTCGTATCCATGGGTGTAGCCACCGGCTCCCCTATCGTAACTCTTTACACCAAACAGACTTTTATCGTTGTACTTCTTGCCCATTACCCCCTTGGCAATCTCCTCATACTGAGATTCAGTGAGCTCATCTCCAGCCATTCGCTTCAACTCCTGAATGCTAATTCTTTTAATGTGACCACCGTACACAATGTCAGACATCGTAGGGTCTTCTGTGTAGCTATGAAGGAATGTAGATGGGTCTACATACTTCGTGGTTATACCATAGTTGGGGTCGTTATCTCTTTTAATGACACCCATTCCACACACCACCAAATCCTCTACAGCTCTGCGATAAACTGTCTGGTCAAAGTCATTCCAATCCAACGTGAGTGAAGTAGCTAATTGAGCAGCAATCTCCGCATTCGTTTTCATGTTTTGCTCCATGAATATCTCAGCCTCCTCTGTTGTATCCGGAAGGATGTCCGGGTCAATCTGAGGCTGAAGGCCCATTGCCTTTGCTTCCTTGAGAAGCTCTTTGTCCTCGATTGATGATTCGATAGCAGCGCGTGCCTCGTCCTTCTCACCCTTACTTACAGGGTCGATAGCATCAATAGACGGATAGGGCTTTCTAGATAGAATCCTATTGACAACCACCTTGACAAACTTAGGTACGATAGGAACTGGGCTCCAGTCAAGATTAAGCAATGTCCCGTCTCCGTTGTTGGGGTCGAGTGCGTTTAGAATCTGCTTGTAAACAGAGCTATCTTGCGTGCCGTTTGCGTAGTCACGGTTCTTTTCAAAATCATGCAGGCGTTGCCGCAGTAAGGAACCCGAATTGTCGCTTTTCCCCCATTGACTCTCAATAGCTTTCGCATACTTTAATCCGTAAGAACGGTCTGATTTCTCTAGCGGTGACGCAAAGGGGTCAGGGAAATTACCGTACTTGTTATTTTTGCTCCCTTGGGTCATGAAATAATTTGTTGGACTCAAGTGCAAATATAGTGATATGCGGCAAGCCTTAGGTCAGCTTGTATCTTCTGAAGAAAACCTTATCCTCAAGCTTAGGTACTGCTTTCTTTTGCTTTACTTTTTGAGCTGCTAAAAGAGCAAGACCAGAACTGATTGATAGGTCATACTTCGTCCTCTTGTCAATCTTAAATCCAATCCAGTCTTCCAGAGTCCTATTGAAGTACATGCGCCCGGGTTCACCCATCTCATTCAAACCAACATACTTGTGTATGTAGTCTTCTATCGCTGATGCGTGTGCTTGAATTACATCCTGTGAATTAGAGGGAATGCCCTTAGTCTTCACGTTTGCAGATGATGACGTTGACCTTAGGTGTTCTGGCCTGTCCATCACATACCCATCGTAACCCCTTGCCTCAAAGTGTCTTACGATACCGTACTTGTTGTTCTCTATCAGTAGTGGGTAACCGTAGAACACAGCAGCCATAAGCACATCCTCATAGAAGATTTTTGCCATAGGTGGGCGGCTTGCGTACTCAGCTACAAACATGTTACTGGCGGCATCCATATTGAACTTGTTGTAGATGTGGCAAGCACCCTTAGATGACCTACTGTCTACTGTAGCGTCGAGGTCGTAAGAGTCAACCCCACCACAACCCATATCGCCATTTGGTGGAACCCTCCTGTTTCTGTCCATTGACATGGTGCTCCTCTTGCTTTGCTCTGGCATCCATGAAACATACCACCTTCCTTGATGGTTTGGTAGGAACACAACCTCAGTGTCAGGTACCCCACCCTTCCATTGGAAGTTTCCCCTTACCACTGGATTAGGATACAGCGAGTCGTTGTGTTCTACCTGCTCGTAAATCTTTCCGATGTTAAACAGGCTACCCTCTACACTATCCCTGAAGGCCTCATCTGGAGTAAACGGAAACTGCCTAATGGTTTCATTCAACTCCTTAGCATCATTCTTCAAAGCATCTCTTTCATTCTTTAGGAATGTCTTGGAGCCAAAAGTCATGAAGTCCCCATCGAGTGTTTTAATCTCGGAGTGTGGGTCTTCGATAATCGGGTTTCCGTGCACATCAAAGAACCCCTCTAACGATTCGTATGCCGGGATAAAAAGCCTGTAAAGTCCAGAGGCAGTTCTACCATTAGCGTTCCTCTTTGCCGGGTCTGAGTCTTTCCAAATCTGCTTGTATTGAGAGCCACCCTTGTCCATCGGGTTAACGGTGCTACCGACAAGTGCCTTGCCGACAATACGACGACCAACAATAAGACAAGTCCTTTCAATGCGCCAAGCCTCGCGGATGTCAGAAGGCTTCTCCCATTTGCCCGCCTCGTCCATATACAGCATGTGCAGCTTCTCACCGTCGTAAGCATTGTTGGTGGTGTTCTTCCAGTTAAGCACTGTATTGAGCGCGTCACCAACATACGATGTTTTGTTGTTCTTCGTTATCCTTTTAGATGGCTCCCGAAACGCAAGCTCCATACGGGGGTTTGTGGTACCGTCTTGAATTGGTTTGAAGAAGAAAGGGTAGTGCCGAAACATCGACACCACTTTTTTCATGAAGATGTTTTCCTGAGCATCCTTACCAGTCTTCGACTGTATGCCAAGAAGCTTGTCTTTAACCTGAGTAGCTTCGTCAAGAAGAACAGAAGAGCAGATATTAGTGTAACCAGAGCGGCGACACTTAGTGTAAAGCTGGCCAATACAGCGCGGGTCAGCTTCGCACGCAGCCATGTGAAGGAAAATGTCTCTTTGGAATCCCAGATATGAGGGGTAGCCAATGTCAATCTTCGTCCACTGGAGGAGCATGTAGTGCCGCCCCGTGATAAACGTAGGCTCACCCTTATTGTAAAACCAAAAACCTTCCCTGCGCCTTCTAAACTCTTCCTCGATAAATGGACGAAACTTTTCTCGAAACTCCTTGGGCGTTTCGGCCCACTCATCCATGCTTCGAATACGGGACAGTTCTGCTGGCATAGGTAGCCTTTCCCACATCTGCATACTTGCCTCCAGACCTTCTCCTTTGATTCCTTTTGTTGGAGCCTTAGGAAGACCAATGAGAATCCCACTAAGCTCCACGACATCTCCGAGCGTACCGTTGGGACAAATCTTAACAATCGGTTCTTCATAATCATCTATTTTAAATAGGGCATCCATTACATTACTTGACCCCAATGGTTAGACTTGAAACTCGGCATGCCTGACTTAGGCTCTTTTAATTCCATGTAAGCCTCACACTTATCGCACATCACATCGTGACGCGCCTTGCCCTCTATAATCCTAATCGAGGTGTTGGTTGCTTCCTGTTCGTGGCTACAATCGCTACAGATAAACTTTGCCATATCTACTTACTAAATTTTTCAGCAAATCCGCCAGAGTAATCTTTTTCTTGCTCAATGCTTCCGTTTGACTTCAGGTCTTTTACCATCTGCTCAAGCCGCTGTCTCTCAACCAGCAACTCCTTGCAATCAATAGCTGTTTGTTTTATGGACTGTAGTTCGGCTTTACGCGCAGAACCACCGGCCTCAGGGTCAACAGGACGCTTGACCTCATCAATCATGTTGTCTATAGCCAGCTCCATAGACTTCATTAGCCTTTGAGCGGCACCGATGGTTGTGAACTTACTTGACGACATAGAGGACATCATCATCTGTCATGCGATACACAATGCTATCGTCATCCAGTTTCATTTTGTAATCGCGGTCTGGTAAGAAGCCAACCACGTCTCCTTTCCTTACACCTTGTTCGACCATCCGTTTCGATGGGGTAACGACCCGAGCCTCTACCTCTTTTTTCTCTTCATGAGAAACTATGATTACACCACCCTCGGTAACCTCCTCTTCGGTAGATGATTCTATCGGCTCAAGAAAAACCCAATCAGCGAGCATGTGCAACTCACCATTTGAGTTTCGATACGCAATAGCGTGGCTACCCCTAGGGTTTGCGTAATTCAAGACAGCCATGTACACGCCATCGTCTATCCGTAGGTTATCACTGATAGTTACATGATGGTGAAAGAACAGGGTGTCTCCTTTCTTTACTCCGGTCTCAAAAGAATTAGGGGCGGACAGGACTTTCCCATGACAAACACGATGCTCAAATTCATTGAACCTTGTGTCGATGTAAAGCTCCTTGCCTCCTACCGTTACAGTGCCTGTAGTTTTCTCGGGCACCTCAACGAAGAAGTGTCTTAATGATTTCATTCAAAATTACAATCGTACTCAATTAGAACAGGTTGGTTCTCAACCGTCTTCCAAATATACGTTGAATCTTCGTCCTCTAGGTAAACATGGTACCTTCTTACGTTGTACCTGTATAGTGCTGCATCGTCTTCTTTGATTGCACAAACCTTAGCTTGTCCAGCTTTCATCCCGACATAGTACGCCATTGCGTCCTTGGGGTTTGGCCCAACGACAATCTTTCTAATAAGTTGCATGATTTTAGTTTAGGTAGAAACCTAGAAAGCCGTCTTCATCTTCGTTTTCTTCAGCACCTTGAAAGGCTTGAAACTGAAGTGTCATGAACTCCTCAAACTCTCCTGAGTCCCTACAGTTATTTCCGTAAGTCAAACTCCAACGATTCTCCTCTTCTCCTTCCTCTTCAAGAAAACCAAAAGCAGCAGTATATACCAAGTCTCCACAGTGATTGTACTTCTTGGTAATCTCCTCGATTCTCTCCATGACCTCTGAGACTTCAGAGAACATTGCTTTCTTTAGAATATCATCCATGGCATTAAGTGATTGAGAAGATGGAACAGCTAGATGCGGCACCACTTGTTGTAAGGTTAGCATTTACAAGCCAGAACCCTGTATCAACAGCGATACACTCAATCACGTCTCCAATCTTTCCGCCTCTGGTTGCAGAATCACTATCTAGCGTAATCGTGTTGTTGGTACCGCTCTTGGCTTGGTTTTGAATAGCCCTAGAGCTGCCGTCACTTTTGTCAAGGGTGACCTTCCCGAAGAACTTATCACCACTAGCAGACTTGATTCTCATAGCAGTAGACTTCTCTGTTAAGACAACGAACTTTAGATTATCACCAGCAGCACTGATTGAAGGTAGGTTAATAGTACCACCGTTAATTGCGTTAATATCCAAGAGGTAAACGACACTACCGTCACTGGCTTGAATGCTACCGGTATTTGTAAGGGTAGACATGGTAGGAACAGCGGAGTCCGCAGCAATGGTAATCGTGTCTGTTGATGAGTTTCTAGAAAGAGTAATTCCACCTCCTGCATTGAACGTGACAGTCTTGCTTGAACCGGTAGACTGAGCTACGGTAATCTGTGGGCTGGCGGTTCCTGACGTGCTGGTCGTTACAGTTGAAGCCGAGGGGAATGCCCTCTTCTTAATTGTACCATCACTAGCAATCATCAAAACATCTGTT